GAAACAATTGAGTCTACATCAACTGTAAAGGAAGCGGAGACTTCACCTATCTGGATTGAGCCACTCAGGGAATTGAAGTCATCTTCGGACACCTTGAGGATTTCAGAAAAGGCGGTGGTGACGTGAGGAGGCGAAGAGGTGTCCAGCTCTACACTTACACCATATTCGCCACTACCATTAGACACGAGGAAGACTGATGGGACGTCAAAACGGTACAAGCCTGCCTTTTGTTGGCTTTGCGTGACCACCATTTGTGATGAGGTTGTATCGCTTGCATCTACGACCAGGGCTGTAAAGTCGCTGCCAGTAATGTCGGTCCTAAGCAGCCCATTACTACGAACAACTTGAAACCATACTCTGAAACCTGTATCTGATCTGGTGAAGTACACTTATAAACTCTAACCTGTAAAGCCATTTGCAGGATCATATTGTGCCAAGGTCCAAGTTCCAGCAATAATCTCGTCAAAATCTCGACTTGGATCTACAACAAAGTTCTTCCAGCCTCCACTGTAGTTTGCATCTGACCCAGCAACATACCACACCCCTGCGTTTGTTCCATCACCAACATAAATTCGAAGGCCTCCGTTTGTAAAAGTATCCAATGTGGGCGTTAGACAGTTCAGCCAAACATAAATGCCTTGGCCAAAGAAAGCCCCGCCTGATGAGAAATCGAATGGAGCATCTGGTTCGCCTGAGGCGTCATAAATGAAATTAACGGTGGAGTTTGAAACCTTACTGCCAATGCACCCCGTGCCCTGCACTTCGGAGTCAGTATCCAAAGAACCACCTGACCACCCAGTTGCTGAATCAGCATCGTTGATTAGAGTAGAAATAGCCGTGACTGTAGGCGCAACCATTAACTGTTATTTCCGCTAGTTTTCAGAAAGCGGTCACGTAAGACTATTGGTGCAACATGAACACTGTGCATTGCCCCACGACCATCCTGAAGAATTGAGACCCAAGTTCTTGTGCTATCAACCTCTGGAGCAAAGCCCATGGCTGGGCCAAATATGTACCAGGTGTTTTCATCAGCTGGGTGCTTAAAGTCTTTGAGGAACGTTGGAACAGGTAGGTCTCGGTCTGTAAACACCCATGCGGTCTCTAGGTAAATTAGAGTATCGTCCAAGTGTGCAGCCTCAAACTCTTTCAGTGAAGAGAACTTTTCAAATTGTATTTCAGTATCACGCATAGCTACCTGAGTGCCGCCAGGCACTTTGTCAATCATGCACATCTTGCGAAGGCCGAATGCCTTACATGCATATCTCCAGCAGTCTAGATCAATTTCCCGACCGCTGAAAACGTCAATATCAAAACTTTCAAAATGAAACACTGTTCCAGACATCTGTTACTCCGATAGATGTGTTAGTTTAACATATTTGTCACATCTGGTCAATTGGTTACGAAATATAGTTATCTTGTTGAGCAAGAACTTTAGACTCAACCTTTCAAAAGTTGTGGACCGCCAGTACGACCAACAGGCACAACGGCACTCCGCTCGACCAAGATTGTGCCTACGAAAGGTGCACTAACTTCTACAAGGTTAAGCATATGTTGTGGGTTGACTTGAGTCAAGTCTACAACTGGGAGATTATCGATGCAGTAACATTGACTCTCACCTTTGAGTTGGAATTCCCTTCCAGCTACGCCCTGAACCTCACCACCACTTCTTACCATAGTCTGTGTATGTCCCCATTTTTCGGCCTGAACTGCACGATAAAATCGAGCACCCTCACGGAGCATTACCATTGGAGCGCTTGCGTTTTGTGGTGATGGAACCATCCCAGGGATTGCCATTCCACCTTGTCTGCTTTGCATTATTGACATAGCATCAACGTCTCGCCATTGGCCAGTTGGCGCATGCGGATTGTGTTGTTGCTGTGGGTTGTGGGCATTGCGCTCTCTGCCTTGCGTTACGTGCAAAGGCTCATAGTGCGGTATGTCCTGGGGATGTGTGTGTCCTTGGTTTGCCTGCCGTTGCTTCTCGGCCCAATATTTACGTTCCCACTCAGGTATATCATTACTCATTTGTCGTCATCTCCTAGATGATAATTCTCAAGGTCTTCTACGCCTTCAGGACTTTGCTTCTCATTGTAGTCTAAAACACTCTTACGGGATTTATTAAAAGCTTCTGAGCCGCCTGTGGCTTTTCCTTCGCCCGTCTCATCATCTATGCCAGTGAAAGCCTCACCGAGCGCCTGAGACACCACGGCGGAAATGGATTCATCGAGCCAGTCATTTCCCAAGCAGCCTTCAAGGTCTTTTTCGATCGACTTGAGGGTTCCATGCTTGATGTCTTTGGAGCCGTGCATTGGAACGACGGTACTGCAAAGACCACACTGGTAGACTGCGTGCGAGCCCTTTTGTCTCACGTGGTCACAACCAGGCTCCCTATTTTTACGGAGCTTCTTGGCTAGTTTCTTTGAGGACATCACAGTACGCTCTGCAAGCGCCTCTTTTACGAGGTGTCCAATCACCTCTTCAATTGTTTCCATGGTTTCCATGTCGATAGGTGCTTCTTTCGTTTTCGGGTGCCTCTGTTCCCAGTCCTCTGGTACGAAGTCCTTGGGGGCAGCGACATTTCCGTATGCCTGTGCTCCTGGGCTGTGATTAGCTGCGGCCATTTCTGCATGACCACCTGTGTAATCCACATGTTTGATTAGCTTCTTTGTCGCATCAGGTTCATGGTCTCTGACCAATTTACCTTGTTTGTAACGTTCAGACCCACCTGGTGTGTTAGAACCTTGTTCCTCGATCTTTTCAGACGTCAGTGCCTTCTTCATCTCGTCTGTGAACACATAGTGATATTTGTTAGGCTTAAAACCTTTGGGTGGTTTGCCATCTATCTTCGCTGAGTTGTCCCTGGGATGAGCAATGCCGTCGGATGTGCCGATTGCAACTGTCTTGATTTCTTCTGGGGCGTGGGTGAGCCTGTCGACACCTCTTGAGTGCCCTGCCCACAGGTCTGCCTTGGGTGGTGTTGAAAAAGGCTCGCCTGAATGCATTTGGACGTCATAACCCTCATCTTCCAAGAACGATCTTATTTCCTTGTAGAAGCTGGAGGCTTCTTGGCTACCTTCGATATACTTCGGGTTTCCTTTAATGATAACGGCAGTTTTTCTAGTTTCGCTATTGCTCTCGAAGAACACACTCTTCAATGACAATTTACCCTCGCTGAAGTCCAGTTTCAGTTGTTTGGCTTTTTGAGTGCCATATTTTTGGTGTCGTTGTTTGTCAAGCCTGGCTTGAATTTCATCTCCGTAATTGTCAAAATAAACGGAAAGCATCTTTTTACGTTCTTTGTGGGTCAGCGCTTTAACTTTTTTCACCACGGCATCCCTAGAATCTGGGCCATGGTAGATTACAGCAGCCTGAATCAAATCCTGAAGAACTTCTCTTTCATTTTCACCTTCAACATGTTCAAGTGCCCCATGACGTCTGAGGAAATCTACAAGTTTCTGACCTGTGAGTATGTGGTCTACGTGTACGTTATTTTCCGTAAACCAATCACCAGGTTCAACAGCGGGTGGGTATTCATCATAGTAACCTTCAACTTCCCAGTTTTCAGGACGTCGTCTCCACCCGTCGCCGTAATCATCGTCTTCTTCAATCTCTTTGAGAACGGCGAGCATGCCCCAACGACGAATGTCTTCAATGGTAACCTCACCGATCGACTTCCCAATCTTCTTGCCAATGTGGTAGCGAATTGCACCTTCGGCTTTACCCATATCGTCTTTTTGTGCAGCAAAAGTCACACCTTCTAAGGTGTCGTCGTCAAATTCCATGCCATAAGAATCTTTTACGAAATCTCCTAGCTCACCTGAAAACCCATATTTTTCTATGCTTTCCTTGTTGTCAATGACAGTTCCGTGATAAAGGGTTCGCTCTTCCAAAGAGTCCACGCCAAACAGGCGCTTAAATTGACCTGGTGCAAACGAAAGGCCATTTAACCTCATTACGTCATTGACATATTCGTCATCTTCCAAATACACGTCCTCTTCACCATCACCATCGATGTCTCCTTCAACTTCAGGAACAAAGTCCACAGGCTCTTCAACGGAATTCATGCGAGGCCAACCTGGAAGGTCTCTGTGCCTGCTATCAGAAGCTACGGCTCGCCCAGCGCCCCCGCCACTGGCCGTTCCACCTTGTTCCTTAAGTTCCCGCTCTTCTTCACGTCGCTGTTCTTCAGCTTCATCAGCCAGGACTACCACCTCGTCTTCAACAACACGATCACTCCAATAGTCCTTGCGAGGATCTGTAATATACATTGAGTCAAGCTTTTGTGGACTTTTGCCCACCTGGTTCAACTCCTCTCCAGGAAAACTTGCACCAACACCACCCTTGTCTGAAATTCCAAGGCTATCTCTAGAAGCGGGGTAGCCTCGGCCTCGCTGTTGCTTGGCCTGGAAGTTAGCTCCAGCTTCAGCGTCTGTCATTTGCTTTATTCTGCGAACAGTTGGGTCTTGTTTTTTAGCGAGTTGTTTGTCCCCACCATATCCAAAAAAGCCTCCGTAGAAACTTTCTGCACCCGAACCGTGCCCTTGGCCAGCATAACCCGACTCTTCTAGAGCTTCCACAAGGGACTTAAGACTTTTTCGACGTTTTGGCATCACCCATAAGTAGAGGTTCGCTATTTAACAATATGTTCAAAAAGCTGACTGTTTTGCTTATTGCCCTGGGTGTTCTATCAGGATGTGTTGCCGCTATCAATGTTCCTATCTGCGGGCAAAGACAACAGCTGCCAATTAACGGACCCAATTCAGTTGAAAACTCTTTTGGCCAACCCCTTAGATGGAGCCAAAATGCATTCCCAATCAGGGTTACGTTGGATCCAAATTTGGGAGACGAACGCCGCAGCGCAGCTTTTGAAGCGATGCTAGTTTGGAATCAACAGACAGGTTTAGAAGTTTTCACCTACGCTGGTGAAGGACCTAACCCAGAACAGACAGGAACTATTTGGGTTACCGAAAGCGAACTTGGCTCGTCTCCATGTGGTGGCCAATACTACGGGTTTGCTCATCGCCTATATGAGGCAGATATTCTTGGAATCAAAACAAGTATCAATCGAGGTTGGGTCGAATTTCATTCTGGTGTCCCTCAGGACCGAATTACCTCAACAGCCATTCACGAATTTGGGCACATGCTCGGTTTGAACCACGACCCAGAGATTGAATCAATTATGTTTCCATTCAATCAACCAGACAGAACAAACCAGATAACTCAAGAGGATATCCAATATGTCATTGACATGATTGTCGAACCTCGGAATGACCCGTTTTACTTTGAAGGTACTTTCTAAAACCACCTGTTCTAAAACAGGTGCTTGCTTCTAAACATATCTTCAGCAGCCCGAGCGAACCAGTCATTGACCGTGTTTGCGGAGACGCCTTTTTCTCTGAGTTTAGCAACTACTTTTTTGTGGTTGTTGACCAGGGCTTTTGTTCTAGCCATTTTACTATTTTTGGGCCGATAGGCATACAGTAAGACTTCCTCCTCAGTATAAGGAACACACGGGTTATCTTCCGTAGCGCCCACGTCAAAGGGATCCGACACTTCTGGGTCTGCAATATATTTGCTGGTGTAAAGTTCTGGATGTTTCTTCATCCACTCCCAAACATAAAGAGCCTGGCTAGATACAGTTTGCCTGTCTGACATAATCCATTTAAAAACAGACCCAGCGACATCATACATGAATGGACCATAGCCACGCTCCGCTGCGACCAGTTCAACTTCAAATGCTCCGCAGCTGCGGTTCCAGCTACCGTCTATCATCCCATAACCAACTTCGGAACCGTCGAGTTCAGCTAGGGCCGCATTAGTCCAAAGTTGTTTTTGTTTCTTTGGGATGCGTACTCCTTCTGACTCCTCCTCAGCGCCATTCAATAAAAGCTCTTCAAGTACTGTGGCTAAAAGAGCATTGCCGTCATAAAGAAAAGCCTTTAGGCCACCCGAGTATCTGAAGAGGTATAAGGACAGACCCTCGCCCCTGAGTTCTTTTGCTGTCTTTGCTGGCATATGACTAAATAGGTCGCCTAGCCAAGATCCCCATTCCTTGCATTCTTGCAAATCAGATTTCTCAAGCAATCGGCTGAGTCAAGTTCGCTTGTGCAATGATATTATGTGAACTTTGGTAACATTTACTTCTTTAGCTATAGTGAGAAATTCGTTTTGCGAATGAACTCGTTGTCTTGTGGCATTCGACACACAGTGTTCTGCCATTTTTGATATCCCACAACAGCTTACATTTAATTGCTTGCTCAAGAGTTGTAATTTTATTTTCTTTTATGATCAATGCAAATGGCTTGATGTGATCAGCGTTCAGACAACATTTATTGTCATTGCCAGTGTTTTTTCCACACCAAACACACGTGTACTTGTCACGCTTGTAAACGGATGTACGCCAGCTTTTGTACTGGGTACAAGTTCGAACTAGCATTAAAAGGCTAGTCACTCTTTCGTTTGGTTTTTTATACCAATGGTGTTCACTGCCAGTTCGCAATTTTCCTTTAATTGCTTTGGAGATTTTCTTTCGTGTTTCCAAAGAGTGTTTCTCGCCCCACATCGGATTATTTTGACCAGATACGTTTGCGTGATTTTTGGATATTTTCTGTTTTGTTTCAGCTGAGACTACTTTGCCCTTGTGTGCCTCGCTAATTTTCTTTTTTGTCTCTTCGGAAAGCGGACCCCAACGCTGACCTTTGTTGGCCTTACTAATTTTTTGCCGAGCCGCAGATGTATGCGTCTTTCCTAAAAATGGATTAGGATAGTCCGTTTTTTTTCTTACGGGAATGCCGAACTTTTTTAAACGTCGATAAATTGTGCCATAGCTGCTGTCAAGTTTCTTGGCAATCTTTTGGATAGACAATTTTTGAGCTATGTAAAGTTCAAACAATGTTGCAGGCAAAGTTTCGTCAGTAACAACCATTCCGTTAGTGTGTCACAAATCATCTAAATGTGCAGAAACACCTGTTGTGATCAGAAATCTAATTTGATCTTAAAGAGAAATTTATCACCGCTGCGCTTTAAAACGGGCTGGGCTAGATTCGTGCGAGCAATGATGTTTAAGTTGTCATCGTGAAGATTTATGCCTGTAATCCATGTAGCCTTTGAATCTGTTTCGTTTGCCAGCTCATTGATAACGAAGGGCTGGTATGATGGATTAGAAGAAGTCACCTCCCTCAGAGAACGTGCAAATGCATTGACAGTCAATATATGGATGTTGTTCTCACCCTGTAGCTCAACCGTAAAGCCGCCCTCACCGAAGAAGTACAGTTGTGGGTGTTTAAGAACAATTATTCCCTCGTTATAGAAGACATTACCTACTGAGTTCCAAGTTGCATGTGAGCCACTCGCATCTCCCCTGTAGAGGTTTCCAAGCCCATCATCTCGTACGGTGATTGCAAGAGCGCCACCAGAGTACGATAAAGCTGTATCAGAAAGTACAACAGAACCAGGCTTAATCCTATTTCCATAGAAGAGATTTGACACATCAAAGAAAACGACCTGGTTAGAACTTGGGTCCTTGGTGCGATGAAGGACAGCGAGAGAATCGCCAGGCAGCACATTAACCGAGCCAGACTCAGGTTGAACACCAAGCACATCGTCAAGAATTGAACCCGATGTAAGAATGGTCGACGAAGCACGAGCACCTGCCGAATCAACAATGTTGTTTAGGGTGATTATACCAAGTTCTGTGTTTCCAAGGTCATTTACAAATTTGGAACCAGAGAGCTTTGATAGCAAATCAAAGTTGGGCTGAAAGTTGCCATTGTCGCATGGGAGAATGGTGTAAAGGCGACGGCGAACAGAACCAGTCTGATACATAAAATCATTAGCACTGAGAACTGTGGTAGACGGTGGTTCAAACGTAGAACCACTCAATTGCCAAAGCCTTGGGTAGCAACCAGTAACTAACTCTCTAGTGTAATTCTCAAGGTTGATATAATGCCCACCTGCTCCGAAAGCCATTTCGCCTGCGTAAGGTGTCTCAGTCGTCCCGTCTACGGCAAAGAACGGGGTGTATAGAACACCACCGAAATTATTTAAATCCTGCCTAAATGGTGATTCCTGAGTAAAGAATGGTGGGAGATAAAATCTAAGATTGTCAAGGTTTGTAGGGCCTGATGCAGACAATTGACTAATATCGTCAAGAGTCAGGTACTTGTCATACAACTTTATGTCATGAATTTCAGCGTTTAAAGGATGAGTGAATGAAGAAGTTGAAGGGGCGAACACATCAGTGGTTGTATTGAGTTGTAAGATGCCATCTCTTGTAGCCGAGTCTTGAGCAAAAAATCGGTCTAAGGCCGTGGTCGAATTGTTTTCGCCCTCGTAATAGTTGCCCACAACAAGAACTGAAGGGTCTTCTCCGTTTTCGTAGAAACCCGCTGAAAACGATTCGGTAATATTGAACCTTCCCCTGTTGACACTGTCAACAACGAATGAGCCAGAACCAAAGTTGTAATCGGTTCCGCCCCATCGTACAGTTACGTGTTGCCATTCATCCTTAGACAGGGCGTTGTCGTCACTAAAATGTACAAACTCCTGACCCTCAAGAAGCTGGCTGGGCGCTGTATTGGCTGCGCTCGACACGGCAAGAGCAATTCTATACCTATTTGGCAAGCCACTGATGTCCTTACTGGACCCTGAATGGAGCGTCAGCGAATACCCACCAGTTAGGTGCATAAGTGTGCCTGGCTTGTATTCAGCTGACTCAACAAGCGTCGTATACTTTGGGCGGATATGGAAGTCGAAAGAGAATGCACCCGTAATTTGGAATTTCGATCCAGTTGCCTGCACAGAAATATCAACCGACCTGGTATTTGGATACAGAAGTGCTGAGTCGGTTGGAACAGTGCTACTTGTGAAGAAGTTGAGGCAGTTGTAATTGCCTATTGTCCACTGGGCTCTTGGACTAACTGTTCTGTAATACGGCATCAAAAGCTGACGAACAATGTTTTTGCGAAGAGTGTTTGACGAGAATCTGAAAGAAGGTGTGAAACGAATAATCTCAACCTGCTGTTGTTTTCTAATTGATTGTTGTTGACCCTGCACCCCACTCATATAGGAAATAATCGAGTCTTCAATATTTGATGAAGTAGTAGTAACGGCAATAACCCGAAGGTCATCTAAATTACTGTCTTGGTATAGAGAGGCACTGAACAACGAAAGTGGTTGAACCTCTTTCTCGTAGGTTGAACGTCTCGGGAATATGTTTACCGAACCCGTTACTCCTTCGGTGCCCGAACCAGATGTGAAAGTTCGCCGTGGGTTTGTGACTAAACTAAAGAACTCGAAGTTGTCAGGTGTAAGTTTGGTAATCATTTAGTTTCCAAAGGTAAATAGACAGTATGCATTTTATGTATCAAAATGTCACCTGGTCTTTACACCACTATTGTTCTTAACCAGCCAAAACTCCTCTGCTAGGGGAGCCTCTTCGCCCTTGCGATGCCACATGACGATTCTTCCGCCAGTGCTTTTGTAAACACCGAGAATGATAGCTTCCCCCGTATGAACCAGGTTGTGGCACGAACCACAAATTACAGCGAGGTTTCCATTATTGTTGTGGCTTCTTGGGTCGTGTCGGGGGATAACGTGGTGTTCCTCAAGAGCACTTGGTTCATCAAGGCCACACATCTCACACTTGACCTTTTTCAGCTTTGGCTGCCCGTAACGTCTTCTGATGGATACCATAACATTAGGTATGATACTACGTTGACTTTGATAAGCCTATGTTTTTTACGAACAACCCTTGCCCCGCATCATAGATTTTATACCAACCTAACTCATTTGCGTGCTCACTTTGAGGCAACTTCCTTTCATCCATGTTTGCAAATCTCTATATCGTCTCTGCCTTGCTCTGCAAAGCGCTTTTCAATTTCACCAAACGTTATTCTTCTTGCCATAACAAAACCTCGCCAACTACTAAGTAGCATAGCGAGGTCTCATGGGGCTGCACAGCTTAGCTTCTGTTAGTAGTCCAGCCTTACTTTGAAGGTGATATCCCTTTCGTCGTCCTTTAGAACGGGACGACTCAGCTTAGCGACGGCCAATAAGTTATCAAAAGCATCATACATGCCGATGCTTGAAACAAATGTAAAGCTTCTTTGGGTTTCCTCTTGGCCTTCGTCGATGACAACGATACGATTTTCGGAATCTACGTAAGAAGGGTTACTTGAGTAGTTGAATTCATCGGCAGCAAGTCGAGCAAAGAAAAGTGATGAATTGATGTTTGTGATGTTCTGAAATGTGATTGCTGTCTGGTCAACGGTTCCCGAGAGGAATCTGGTGGATGCCAAATGATCAACAACATCATCAATCGATGCCGAAAGCAGCAGCTTATCGAATGTACCAGAAAGGAAGGCAGTGCCTGTAGCTGTTACGCCATCAATTGCTCCTGAGATTTCCACTGTCTGATCCATAGACCTAGAAAGGTCCATGACAAAGATGCCTTTATCAATGAACAAAAGCCCAAGAGGGACAGCTGTATTTGATGAATCGACAACCGTAGAGACCTGACCGCCAAAAGTGAACTCCTTATTTACAGACGAGTTGATATCTGTAAGGATTTTTGTAGCGCTCTCTGGTGGGGTACTGATAGTCGGGGTATCGGCATTTTTGAAACCATCCAGACTAGCAGTTGGGAAGTAGCGCAAGGCAAAAGTCTCACGCTTCATCTGATCACGGGAGAACAATCGCTTAAAGCAAAGGAACCCAGCTTCCTTAATTTGGAAGGAGGTAGAGCCTGAGCGAGCTGTGAAAACAGCGGCGGAATCCCCAAGAAGGTTTTGGGCAAATTGGCGGTAGAGATCCATCTTTTCACGCATCATGAGAGTGTCAGAGCCAAACAGATATTTGCCGTTAGCATCAATCGTCGGGTTAGCATTCTGAACAACCTCTGAGCCGCTAGCAAGTCCAATCGTTATATCGAAAACAGGGTTTGCTGTCTGGAGAGTGAAGTCTTGATCGTATACAGTCTGGAACAATGATGACGTTACACCAGGTCCCACACCGCCAGTCACAAAAACTTGAAATTTTCTTCGTGTGCTCGATGCAGAAATATCTGTGTTGATCACGTCCACTAATTGGTTCAAAAAGCTTCTGCTTGTTTTCACATCTTCTGCTGCGAATTCTTTGAATGTAGCCAAAATATACCTTCTACTTGCTTATTTGCTGTTGGTTAATTAAAGGCAGACCATACGTTGTAGTTGCCCTGTGACATTGTTCACACAATGTTCTACCATTTTTAATATCCCAAAGCGCCTCACAGCTTTGCGCTTCGTGTGTTGATTTCAACTTATTGCGATGTACGATTAAAGCAAAGGGCTTAATATGATTAACATTTAGTTGCACATGTGTAGCACCGCAAAATTTCTTAGTGAACTCTTCTATGGATGTGTTTTGCATAAAAAGTATTAGATCATGTGTTCTTTGAGATTTGTGTCTCAAATTCGTATACAGCGCCTGACTGCACACCTGAGATTTTAACAAAGGTGCTGATCAAGCTCTTGTTGAATGTTGCTCCGTAAATTTGGAACTGCGATTCTGTTATCGCCTTGGTTGCAAGAGTGAAAGAGAGCCGTGAACCGCCAACAGCGGTTTCAACAGCATCACGAGTTAACAAGTAAGTTGCTCTCTGCTGACCATCGATATCTTCTGGAGTGGAGCCGAGCACCTGTAGGAACTGATTGTTCATTTCCACAATGAAAGCCTGGTCTCTCAGCTCTACGTCAATGGAGTTTTCATCCTGAATGTCTTGAGCAACGGTGAGGTTTCGTCGTTTGACGGTAGTGCTGCCAATAGAGACGACGTTGGTAGTTGCAGTAACACCTTCACCTGTCAGGGACAGGGTTGGCAGGCGGATCAAGCTCGGATTGGACACACTGATCATTCTATATTTTTGGGCGAGGCCTTGGTTGGTCAATGCTTCAAAAATTGGTGTGTTCTTTTCCAGCTTCTCTTTGCCGACTGTTCGGCCGAATTTCTGAATGATCGTATAATCTATCTCGTCATCTCCAGGGGAGAATTTGACGATAGAAAAACTGCCATCGTTTCTGGCCAAGAACTCACGGCCCTTGTCTGTTAAAACAGCGTCTAAAATGATGTTGTTTGTATCGTTCTGTAGAAATCCCATTATCTTACCCTAAGCCTGTTAATAAATTCTTTGGCTGGAAGCGTGCCGAACTCTTTGACTGTTCTTACTCTTCATTATTCTTCTCTGTAGTTGTTCTTTTGTCTTGTAACTTAATTTTGACAACTTGTTGTTGTTGTAGATCGATGTTTATCAGCTGCAATCGGTAATCAGCACCACGGTCCGTTTTAAGTAGGCCGAGATCGTTGTTTTGTGAGTCAATGACATTCAGATATTCTGGGTTAAAGTAAACTTTGACCTTCTTGTGCCCTGAATCACGAATTGAATCAACGAATGTATCCTCCTGAAGGAAGGCATTGGGGTAAGCTTTCGGGGCACCCGTTAGTGAGATCAGCTTCTTCTCGATCTTGTTTGTGTACCTGTTGAAGGATGCTTCAAATTGTATGCTATAACCAGAAGTAAATCCGTGTGCATCAACAGCCGCAACTGCGTATATGTACCTGGAATCCTTGTCGAACTCCTTATCGATGTAATATGACTGGGGCGAAGAAAGTTTTATTATGAGCTGTGGGTCTGGGAATTCCCTGGCTGGCGATTTAACAACAGAGTTATCGAAATCGAACTCACGAATTAGTTGGAATGGTTCTAGAATAGAAGACCGTCTAAAGACCTGGAATTTCTTGATGTCTCTTTGCGGATTTACAGGAAAGTTCCACATAAGCCTGGCAGCCTGACTGGTATAACACCAATTTACATTGAAGTCACACGGTGGGGGCGGGGCTACACTTTCTTCGGTGCGTACCAAGACCCTCTTAGTTGGCTTAGAAGAAATGAGGAAGCTGATTGCAACGACTGAATTTGAGTCCGTGTCTTCAACTTGAAGTTCCACAAACGCAATAGTGCGGATAGTGTAGCCATAGGTGGTTCCATATCTCACCCGAAGATCAACAGCAGCATTTGCTCTTGGATTTTCAACAATAATTGGGTCGTGGTCGACGGACCCACCATCGGCCAGGTATTCAATTTTATCAACCACATAACCAATAACCTGAACGGTTGGGTCAAAAGCATTTGGGTCTACTTCACGGTAGTCAAGGAATTCCAGGACTTCGAAGTCGTAATCACGGCCATCTAAGATGGTAGAGTTCTTCTGGGAGGTTGCCTCTTGCTGTATTTGGTTGGCACTTTCTAGTAGCTGACTAGCTTCGTCATCAAAAATATTGATTGTGTTCTCCTGCGTAGTTTTCAGCAGCGTCGCAGCGACCTTATTGTTTAGTTGGGTTCTGACTCGAACTTGAGATATTTCATCGGTTAAACTCTCTACCACCTTCTCACGACCACGACTATCCAGGAAGGTGTATCCGTTTTCCGACATCGTAAAGAAGGTGTTGGTTAAAAACCTTGTGTCAATTCTGCGATTTGTTTTGGTTCTCAAAAATCGCAGAATGTCAATTGGGGATTCTTCATCGTTTGGATTCTGGTGGTCTCTTACTTCCTGAAGTAAACGATTTAAGAAAAAGTCCATTTTCTCGTCGGCGCCGTTATCCTGAAGATAGACATTGGTGTACTCATCTGTAACGAAAGTTTGTTCATTGTGGATCTTCTTCAAGTTGGACTGAATACTCACGTTGTTTATTGTCGGGTTTTCTATACTTCCAAGTCTGCTTTGGTCAACTGTTGGAGTCCAAGAAAAACGTACAAACCTCGGGGTAAAACGTCGGAAATTAATTGAATCGATAAAGGAATTGTCGAATCCTCCTGCTGAGCGGTTGCGGATAAATTCTGGTGATTCAAGTTCTGAATCGCTAACTCTCTCATCAGCCTCAAAGAAGCCATAGACAAACGACGCATCAAAGGTTTTAACCTCTGGAACGTCCACGTATGCGATACGCTTTGAAGGAAGGGACTGGGCCATTATATTGAGTTCTCCACGACTACAAAGTAGTCTTCAAATACAAGTTCGTTTCTGGTCTTTGGGCGTAAGTACAGAATACCGTTTTGATTCACAATGCGTTCTTGAACAACGGATTTTTGGAATGTGAGTTTGCCGCTCTCTGAATCTAGTGTCTCTTCCTCATCAATTTCGAAATCTTCTGTATTGAATGCGAGATGAAAAACTCGATCAAACATTTTAGGGCTTGTAACTTTGGAGCGAAGAACTTCGGGCTCAAATACAGCGTTACCATAAGTCAAGAGCCTCAAAACATCTTTTGTTTCATCGTCCACGTTGTTGTTGGCGAGCAAGTCAGGAATTGGCTGATTAGGCACCTTCTTTTTGAGGGTGTCTCGCAAATAGGTAAAGACAAGATTGTTCAATTCTTCGCTAAAGGTCGTACCAGGTTCAATCTTGTTCTTGGCAAAAGTAGCTTCGTCAATACGCATGCCTGTTAGCAATCTCATATACAGGCCTAGCAGCCCATCAGCAGTATGATTTTCTATGAGTTCACGCTTCTGTCCAAGAGATAAAAAGTCATACCCATCATCGTCAGCAATGTTGTTCCAGGAACGAGTCTTAGGGTTTGAGACAATGCCAAGGTCAAGAATTTTGTTTCGCTGTACAATCTTCGACCAGGCCTCACCTTTATTTGCCTGAGTAAGTTCTAGGTTTTCTTCCTGAAACAAGCTGAGGTCGAACAGGAATGTCTTTGGTTTAAAGATAATATCCTCAAAACGTTGGTCACGCTTGTAAAGCTTAATTGCCACGACATCGAACTGTTTGTCTTTGAAGCTTCTTTGGTTTATGTCCATGCGCTCAATTCGGTCTGCTAGCTGCTGGGAAAAACCAGATGGGATTCCAACGGAAATAATCTTGGTTCTAAGATCAGCATTTGACCCCAAGAGATATTTGGGCTCAGACAACAAAGAAATTAGTGCGTTCCTGGTTGACGGAAATATGATTTCATCATCCACAAGAGCATTCTCTGCACGCCCCAAACCCAAGGCACGGCCCAGGCCTGTTTGGGCTGCCTGATCAGTTTCAGCAAAATTGCGAGAGCGATTCCTGGCTTCACGTTGGATGAAGGCGGCTGTACGGACCTGAGATGGGTTTCGAGCAATAGCCAAGTCCTCAATCGAGTTTTCTGTAAGGAAGTTATTTAGGAATTCTGGAGAGAAGAAGTTTACCATACTCCTTTTTCCGCTTCGAATTCGACCTTCAACAACTGAAAGGATATTGAGGATATTTTCAATAATCTTATCCTCAGTAACCACCTTGTTTTTTGTCGCCTTCAGGTTGTTTTTGAGGTTGATTGTGTCACGTGAGAATGACAGAGCTTCAATATTTGCAGGCCCCAATTTCTGAATAAGGCGGGTCCCAAGGAAAGCTGAGCCTAGGTTCCTATTAACCAGCGTTTTCGTATTGCCTGAAGTCCGACTGTTGTTGTCGGTCAAGAAGCTAAGCGTGCTCGCAGCCATGGCTGTCTTACTAGTGTTCGCTGTGGAATCTCCTGAACGCATAATCCTGGTAAGAGTCGGAGTGAGTAACCTACTAAATGCAGTCGATGTCTTTGAGTTTTTGGATGCGAGTGTTGTCAGCGCTGCACGTGGAAGACGAGTAGTGGAACGTCTGAGTAGCGCAGGTGAAAATTGAATAGGTCGGACCGTAATGACGTCGTTGATTGATTTAACAACGAAATCGCTTTTTTGTGCATCGATTGTGATGAAGGTGCTAAAAATACTTCTTGATCTACCAAAGCTCGAAAAACTGTATTTGGATGTCATGCTTGCAAGGATTTCAAAAATGATCAAAAGCTGGGTACTTGTGCTAAGGAAGTTGAACCGAGTGCGGCCCGATTGATCGTCAAGGAGGTGAACGGATTCTCCGTTGTGAGTTGCGGCTTGCGTAAGTGAATTTGCGATATCTACAAATTGTTTAATAAGATTTGTTGAGGTTGCAGATTTCGGATCCACGTTGCTCATCAGAATTTTACGGATGGTGTAACGAGGGATGTTGATAGTAGTTTGGTTGAAGGTCAAAGCGTTAACGGAAAGTCTCGCATGGGCTGAAAGGTTGATGTCTCTCGGAGACTTGGTTGCTCTGAACCTGGTATAATCTGGACTGGCTCTTAGGACTAGACCAAGGTTAAACTTGGGAGCAGAAGTTGTCAGGGCAATAACTCGATTTTCTATGTCCGCCGCTAGGCGTTGCAGGTATGGTCGTAAAGTACGGATCCCGCCGCCCAGCCTTGGGTTCCTTCGCTTGGAAACATTTACATTAGGGAAGGAACGGATATTCCCAAATTCACGAGCAAGCTCCTGAAACACAGGCTTTTGATCGTTAGGTGAGGTGCTTGCAAGGCCCGAAAGCATACAGAATTGGAATAACTTACTTTTGAGTTCGTTGTCTGTGTTAGCCAGTTTAAAGATAGCAGTGATTACTGCCTGGTCACGATTCAAGCTGTTTAGATCAATCATGCCAACAGTGGCATCCCTGAAAGAAGTATAAACAAGGTCCACGAGCGGGTCAGCGTTTAAAGTTCCTTGCTTATTGAGACTGAACATCTCAGAGATGAGATTGCTTGCTTCGTTGATTCGGCTGGAAACCTGGTTAGCAAAATTCACGTAAGGTTGTGTGTTGAATCGGCCATCAGTGATCTGGAGCACGGAGTCGACAAAAAAGCCACTCCCAGGAATGAATGTCTTTTTGCTGTCACTCGCATCAACGTATTTCTTCTCAAGTGGAAGCACGACCGAGTTTTCTGATAAGGGTTGTACAAACAAAGAAGATAGTGATCTGTCCCCGAGCGGCTGCTCAAATATATCAGTTCCAGGAATGCCGATTATGTTGTCAAAAGGTGAGCCTGTATCTCCGCTTGCAAAGACATCCTGTAATTTTCTTTTAATTTTAGGGATACCAAGACTTCTAGAAATGCGGTATTCTTTGCTGATTATTGTCAACAGCAAACGAAGTCTATCATCAGGATCATTTGGTAACGAGTTCAAGAAGGTGTTGAAAAAGGAACGCTGAGCTGCATTCGCTGCTAAGTTCCTTGAACGTATTTGGTCAATCGTGAATGAAAACCCATCATTCAGTGTGTAGGTGGTGTCGATGCTAACTGGGTCAAAATCATTGACTCGATCGCTGTCTTCTAGGTCAAGCAGGTTGACCGAGTAGTTTTCAGAAATTTCCTTGAAATCAGCAAGCAGTTGAAGGATGATTTTGGTATCAGAAAAGGCGTCGAGCTTATCTTTTGAGAGCTGCATTCGGCGGTCAAAAAAGTCATCCAATGGGAGAAGGTGCTTGTCAAAGTCCGACCTAGGAATGTCCTTGAGATCAAGCAGCTTTTTAATCACTTCAACCTTATCAAGGATTTGACCATACCACTCTATAGTTCTGTCAGTTCGTCCCAAATTGCTCTGCCATCGGTTGCGAATCCCTGACAAAATTTCCGCTGTTCTTTGGTTGTTGTCTTTGGACATGCCTTCCAGAAGACCGACCAATGTGTCACGTCGGAGCCACAGTGCATTGTATTGAGTGTCAATGAGTTTGCCAGCAGGTGAGAAATCCTTAAGGTAACGTGCTTGTGACCTATCCTTCCATACAGGCAGGAAGTCTGTTATTTGGATTATTTCAGGGCGAAATGCAGAAATGCCATTACGTTCAAGTGGAACGAATTGTGAGTTTGCGAGACGAGTTTCAGACACATCTAGAACATCCTCAGAGTATTTCTCGGCAGGGGGTCGCTTCAACAGCGGAAGCTGAAGTTTGAATTGTGGCAATCTTATGGTGCGAGTTAACCGACGAAGGTCGGCGACCCCACTAATATTCAGATTGTTCGTTACAGGCAGTTGTCGAAGAGTAAGCGGCGACGTGCCCCTGGGACTGGACCGAGGAAAGACAGCTGTTACAGCTGGCCTTTTGGTTCCCACCCTTGAAACTGAGGTCGAAGCCGAACTCGTCCGAGTTGACGTTCTTCTGCTTGTACTTGTAGGTACAACCGCCTGGGTTGACAAACGTCCGAGCACGGCTGCCGTCCCAGTTGACTTGGTTCTGCGCTTTCTACGTGCCATTAAATTACCACCGAGTTTGTTTTGAGTTCTGGACCCCGACTATAGTCGAACATCACAGGAACAATGTAGTAGGTCAATTCTCCACACTCTTGGTTTGTAAGTTCATCTACAAATTGGAAGTAGTTGGAATTCGTGATGTTGTGTGATTTGCCAACAACAGTTCGAATGCCAAGAACGTCAAGGATAACTATGAAATGGTCTATCTTATTGACATTACCCTGAACTTTCCATTGGATAAAAATATTACTCTCTCCAAACTGGCTGATCTTGCCCTCGGTCAAAGAAGGAATTATGTCAGCTAAAGATACAACTACATTTTGTGTATCAACAACCCGACCAAAAGTAAAGGTACTCTTTGAGTGGTTTCTTAGTCGAGAAGATTGACTAGAGAGATTGCCCCTGAGCAGAGCCAATGGGTGTTTCCACTTAGCTGGTGCAAATGAGTAACTGACATTTGTTCGTGGAGTAATTGTTCTAGATAAGGTTTCAAAGAGTGTGTCCGTTTCTCGGGCGTGAGCTGTGATATTGTAGTTATAACCAAACCCACCCTGCAAAGGTTTTACTCCTTTAACTCTCCCGAATTTCTTGTCTGAGAAATCTGCACTATCAATAATGCCAAAATCTTCCAATTCACCAGTGCCCAGGTTGGTTCTGGTAATTCTGACAGCAAACAAATCTTGAAGCAAGTTACGGTTGGCCAGCAGCTGGTCTTGGTATTCCGATGTAAATCCCTGCTCACCTAGGAAAGTTTTAACTAAATCTGCGTCCCCCTGGATTACATTTTTTGTTATATTGAAGATGACATCAACGTCATCTCCTGATTCCTCCACCTCTGGCTCGGTGACCTCCAAACTCAGAATGTTGTTAGCGATAGGGCAAAATTCGATGATAAGGTTATTTGCTGCTATCTCCGAAGCTCCATCAATGAACAATAGAATTACACGGTACTCATAGATGCGGTCTTCCTTAACCGAGGAATCCTCAAATACAATAGGAGCGTTAGAATCTTCATCTACTAGTGTGATGTCACCGATGCTCGTAAACGTCCTTTGGTTTATCGTCTTATCCTTGCGTTGTAAACTAACGGCGATAGGCCCTGAAGGAACATCAGAGACTGAAATGACGATAGAGCTATCCAAAATTTCGTGTGTAACTGAAACGTAATAGGTTCGTCGGAAAAAGTTAGTTCTAGAGGCCAAGTTCCCTCTTTGTTGTTGAACGACGACAGAGTCGAATTCAGCGCCTAGAATACCATTTGAGTTTACTGGCACAACACGGTAGATGATAGGATTGGTAGATGCGTACACGTCTTCTATTTTTCTGAAACCATATCCTTGTTCAATATCAAGGGAACCTACTAGGTCATACTGTGCATCGATATTTGGTACAGCTTTTTTGACATCACGTCTGTAGATGTTGACGGATGTTGCATTGAGGTCGTTCTGTTTAATATTCAAAACAGTTTTACCGAGTTTCCCAATGGGGACAGCAGAAACGGTTGGAGCCTTTGTTGGAATTTGAAGTTGGGATACATTTTTGCTGTGAGGCACAGCACGTGTGATAGTTTGAACACGAATATTCCGCATATCGACCAGTTCAAAAATATAGTAGAACTCGTCCTCATCAAGGTCGCCGATGGGAATGCGCAGCTCTTCTTCAATTTCGATCCAGGAAGACTCTTCACGGACGATTGTGTTGAGAAAACGTGATGAATTGACTTGAGCCTGATTGGAGTACCGTCGGTTATTCAAAAGAGACCCGACCAACAGTCTCCCTGGGGCAAGCCTGGACTGATTTGACGGAGTCTTTTTCGAGACGGTTCCAGCAGAGGCTCTAACCGCAGAACGAATAACGTTTGTACGAGCACCAACGAAGCTTGCTGGGTCACACTTGCAGCCAAAAAGCAACCTTGTGGCTGAAGAACGAATCAGCCGAGTTGAGACTGTTCTATCTGAATCGATGTTACGATTTAGGTTTTGGTCTAGAACTGGTAGACGTAAGTTTCTATCTGTTAAATCACTTGCTAGTGCAGGACGTATTCGTCGAACCTTCGTAGCGATCTGGGGCGCTGTGAAAACGCCTTTCGACAGGTGTATGGTTCGGCTATTTGGAATTCGTTTAGTGATATCCGACAAATAGGTAAAAAACCTAGCGCTATCCCTTTGCCGAGCAATGTCCTTGAGCGCCGCTGGACGTGCTAACAAGCGTTTGGTGATAAGTTCGGCATTGAAATTGGTAAAGGTCCGAAAGGTCTTCTTTACCTCAGGCTGCTCAGCAGCTGAGATACGAACTTTGAATGCCTTGGCCCTCGCAGCCTTGACTGGGTCAATCCTGAATTTGACTTTGTAAACAAACTCACCACCCTGGGTAATTTTTTCCAGTTTGGCAAACTCGCTTGGGACTTGCATGATATTCGCAGTTCTTTTGATTCGTGCTCTCATCTATAGATTCACCGTCTGTCAGTAAGTAGAGTTTAGGCTAACTTTCAATGATAACCTAACCTATCTGTACTAATATGATCGAACAATATTATAAGGATGGGTCAAGAAAGTTATTTGTCGGCCAAAACTGCCATTAACAGAAAAGGGTTCACTTGGTACCGAGCATTAGGTTATAGTGATATAACACTTTCTAAAACAGACTGGAACGACGAGAATGGCTAGAGAAATTGATGATCCGAGGAAGCCGCACCTTTGGCCTGTGGGTCAGACAGTGTACCTTCAGGGCAATGCCAAGCAGGTACGAAGCAAACAGAGTCAGGTGTCAGCTGCCGCATTTTCCAAACAGGCCATTGTTGACTGGCTAATGGGTCAACACGGCATGATCCTGGGGTCTGAGGATATTTATCCAGATGGTTCCGAGGCTCCTAGCCGATTTGCCGAAGCTACTGAGCAGGTACACTTCGAGAGCGGGTCCCACGGCATGGTCTTGTCACAGTTTTGGATCGAGTCACTGCCCACCGAGGAAGAACTACAGAAGAATCCTGAGTTGGAACCTGGCTACGCCATTTACTGCTTCATCATGGTCAAGGACAAGATGATCCTTGTTCCCCACAAGGTTTGTACAAAGGTGGCCTAAGACAGAAGTCAGATGAGTCAAAATTATTTCACACAAGGTCAAGCAATTGACTTCATAGAAAAGGTTTTTGGCGATGGAAAACCTTCAAACGGCGGGAAAAACTTTTCCGTCGTTTGTCCTATGTGCAGGCAATTTAAAGGTTCATCTTACACTAAGCAGAAGCTGGTCATTAAGACGGTTCATCCGCATTTTGTTCACTGTTGGGTTTGTGGGTATAAGGCTCGCAACATCTACAAGCTTATCGCCAAATACCATCCTGCAAATCTCAAAGAGTACAAGGAATCTTTTGTAAACGCTGAGGAGCTTGAGGCCCAGGATTCGGATGAAGGGCCAGAAGAAACTGTTGTCGAACTCCCAGCGGGTTTTAAGTTATTGGCAGAGCTTGTCAGGGACTTCGACTCCATACATTCTCCTGTCACACGACGTTATGTGCAACAGGCACTCGAATATTTAAAATCGAGGAATATAAATACAAGGACTGAGTTGTGGTATTGGAAGCTTGGCATCACAGAAGACCGTGAAGCTAGGTGCAAGTATCGCATTATCATTCCGTCTTATGATTCAAGCGGAGAACTATCTTATTGGACGGCTCGTTCCTGGACAAGGAAGCCAATGTTCAATTACAAGAACCCGCCAAGCGACCGACGTAAGATAATCTTCAATGAATTGAACATTGATTGGGAAGAGCCCTTGACTATAGTCGAAGGCCCCTTTGATTTGCTGAAGGCGAACCAGAATGCTACAGCGGTTCTTGGCTCTGAGGAATTGACTTTAGAATTTGCGCTTTTACAGAAAATCGTTATCAATAAGACACCAGTTGTATTGGCATTTGACCCTGAACCCAAGGCTCAGAAAAAACAATTTAGGCTTGCAAAACGCCTGGCAGAGTTTGATATATCAGTTCGGATTCTCGAATACCCCTCCTGGGACAAGGATATCGGCGACATGACTCGAAACGAGTTTATGAAACTACTCAACTCTGCTAAACCTCTTACAGAGAACTACGAACTCAGAATGAGAATCACGTCTCTGTTAAATTAACAAAGAGTTTTGAATTTACTCATTTCATACATTGTGTGCATGGGAAGAAAGTAGTTACTCATAGATCGTAAAATAATATGAAAATTGCTCACATATCTGGTATTCATTGGCGTGGCACTAACAAAGAAACACTTACCAAACTGTATTGCACACAAGAGTTATCTTTAAGGCAAGTTGCAGAGTTGTTTGGCGTTACGTATGCGACTGTGCGAGCCAAGTTGATTAAATTTGGCATCCCGAGAAGAACTAGAACAGAAGCTGCCCAGGGCAACAAAAATGCTTTTTTTGGTCGTAAGCACACAAGGCAATCTTTGGAAAAGATGTCTCGGGCGACTTGTGGTAAGAACAATGGATTTTTTGGAAAAACTCATTCTGACCACACCAAGAACAAAATAAGCAAGGCAAACAAAGGAAGGTTGGCTGGGAGGAAGAGTCCCAACTGGAAACCAGTAGACCAACACAAGAAAACCTTAAACAAAGCCTTGCGAGATAGAATTGAATCCAAGAATTGGCGGCAAGCAGTTTTTGAAAAAGATGATTACACCTGTCAATTTTGCAAAACAAAAGGTGGAAATCTGAATGCAGACCATATTGTTCCTCTGGCTCTGTTGATACAGAGAAATGCCATCGAGACCCTGGAGGAAGCTGTGAAATGTGTCGAACTGTGGGATATTGGTAACGGAAGAACACTTTGTATTTCATGCCACAAAAAAACAAAAACTTGGGGGGCTCGGACCAAAGCCCTTCTGAAAAAGGACTCAATATGAAAATTGCTCACATCTCCGACATACATTGGCGTGGCATTTCTCGTCATAAAGAGTACGTTCAAGCTTTTGAACGTCTTTTTGAAGAGCTTCGACACCACAAGCCAGACCTAATTGTGAATACAGGGGATACGTTCCATACCAAAACCCAGGGTATAACACCAGAAATCATTGAACGGCTTGCTTGGATGTTTCGCTCGCTTGCGGACATCGCACCGTCTTACACCATCTTAGGGAATCACGATGGCAATCTGACGAATTTATATCGCAAGGATACAATCACACCAATTCACGAATCCATTGCGCACCCTCGTGCTCACCTACTACGTGAATCAGGAACTTTCAAACTCAGCGAGAAAGTTAAAGGAAAAGACGTCCATCTGTGTGTATATTCCCCTTTTGATCAAAAGGGCTGGCCCAAAGTCAAACCTATCGAAGGGGCGATCAATATAGCATTATACCACGGTTCGGTTGCAGGTTCTTTAATGGACAACAACTGGAAGATGCCAGAAGGCATCGCCGAAGCAGTGACTACTGACTTTGCACAGTTTGATTTTACTTTGCTTGGTGACATTCACAAGCACCAGACTCTAGCACAGCGTAAAGACAAAAATGGAAAACTTAAGCCTTGGATGGCTTACCCTGGCTCCCTGATTCAACAAAACTTCGGAGAATCCGAAAAGAAGGGTTACTTGATTTGGGACATAAAGGACAAGGATGACTGGTCCATCAAGTTCCATGAGCTTGAGAACCGCATGCCCTTTATAACCATTGGCTGGGAAGGCTCAGTTGAAAACACACTGCAAAAAGTCAAGGATTCAAGGGGCACACGAGCTTTCCTCAAGGGCAGCCGTTTCCGTGTGTCCTCCTCTTCAGCAATTCCTAGTGTCGAAGCCCGAAAATTGGTCCATTCGCTCAGGGAAGAGAAGAAAGCTTCTGAGGTAGTCTTTAAATACAATATGTTGTCAAGAATGGACCATGTGTCTACAAATGACAACCTTAAGATTTCCAAAAAAAGCCTAAGGCAGGATCCAGACGCAGTTGTTCGGCTTTACTTAGATTATCTAACAGCTCATATCGCTAGCTACAACTTTGACCGTGATGCTATCGAAGAAGCAGACCAGCTTATTCGTGGTTACATGTCAAAGCTCATGATTCGAGACTCAGACAAAATTGCCAGGACAACCAACTGGTCGATCAAATATCTGGAGTTTGACAACATTTTCCGTTACGGCGAAGGCAATAAAATTGATTTCTCAGACCTAGAGGGCATAGTAGGTATTTTCGGTCCAAACAAGATAGGGAAAAGCAGCATTGTCGGAGCCTTGATGTATGTTTTGTACAACACCACCGATCGTGGTCCGATGAAAAATGCTCACATCATTAACCGACGTAAAAATTGGTGTCGTGGTAAGGTCCGTATCAATGTGGGTGGCACGGATTATATCGTTGAACGAAAGAGCACTAGGGTCGTCCCTAAAAAGAAGACTTCAAAGCGAGACCCGAACAAGACCACCACCACTTTGAATTTCTATCGCATTGAACGGGATGAAGTAACAGGTCACGAGAAAAAAGTGGTTATGAACTCCGTCACTCGTGACGACACGGACAAAGAAATCAGAAAGCTTGTCGGAACATCCAATGACTTTCTACTGACTGCCCTGTCCTCTCAGGGCTCGGTAGATCGCTTTATCAAGGAAGGCCCAACAGAGCGAAAGAAAATTCTGGCTCGCTTCCTAGAACTTGATATATTTGACAACCTCTATTACCTCTGCAAGGATGATTACAGCGGACTTAACACTCGTGGAAACTCTCTTTCACCACAGACCGTAAGCAATCAAATCGTGAAAACGAGGAAGATAATTGCCCAGGGAGAAAATGAAGTTGGCTCACTTGAGGAGCGACTACGAAAACTCCGTGAGCAAAAGGATTCAGTCAAGCTTTGGCTGATGCATCACGAAAAAAATGCTGCGGATGTCGACCTCGCTCACATGGAAGAGCTGGAGCGAAAGGTGATTGCTGGTGAAAAGACTGTCAAGGCAAAGTCAGACAGTCTTGTAAGACTAAAATCAGGACTCAAATCTAATGAAACTAAGCTGAAAGACGTAAAGGCTGACAAGAAGAAAATCGACGTTGTGTCGCTCAAGGAACAGCTTGAAGAATTTGAATCCTTAAAGTCGCTTTTGCATGAACTTAGAGCAGAGCTGAACTCGCACAAGGCCGTACTAAACAACCAGAAAAAGAACATCAAAAAACTGGAAGTCGTGCCTTGTGGTGACCAGTTTCCAGACTGCCATTATATCAAAGACGGTCACCGAGACAAAAAGAAGGTTAAAACTCAAGAAGAGCTGGTAAAGAAACTCACGTCCCAATATGAGATAAATGAAAAGACTTTTGAAGAGTACGTTGCTAAAAAACTTCGTGAGCAGATTACCACACACCAAACCTTGGACCGTCAGGAATTTGATCTTATTCGCACTATTGAATCAAGCAAAAAGCACCGTGAACTCCTGAAAAAGGAGTTCACATCAACAAAACTTGAAGTCAAGAAAATCAAGGACGAAATTTCTTCATTGAAGAAGAAGGTCAACGTGTTAGAGGGCAAAGAGTATGAGAAGAAGAAAATTCAGCTTGATAAATGTCGTCAACTAGTTGCGGATATTGAAACAAGGCGCCAGGAAACCCTGGTAAAACTAGGCGGCAAGAAAGAGGGGTTGAAAAACCTTATTATGGAAGAGGAAGAAACAAAATCGTTGATAGGCAAATTGAAGATTTATGACTCCATCCTATCCGCATTCTCAAAGACGGGAATCCCCGCTATGGTCCTCAAGTCCCAGCTTCCTGCCATCAACGAAGAACTGTCAAAGATTCTTGAGGGTATCACCGACTTCAAGATTGGTCTGGAGACTGATATTAACTCCAATGTCATGGACGTCTATATTCAGGATGAACACAGCCAGCGTATTATCGAGTTGGCTTCTGGCATGGAAAAGACAATTGCAAGCATGGCCCTAAGGGCTGCGTTAATCAACCTATCGTCGCTTCCAAAACCCGATGTGCTCATTATCGATGAGGGCTTCGGTGCGTTGGATGAAAATAACATCCAGAGCTGTATGGATATGCTTACCTTCCTTCGTGGGTACTTCAAGACGATTCTTGTGATTTCGCATGTCACTCCAGTCAAGGAGGTTGCTGAACGAATGATCGAAGTCAAAAACGACGGCATCGAATCGAAAGTTCTCGCCTAACACAGGAACGTACAACATGAATACATTTTTTACGATATTGAGAATATGCTCTGTGCCACTACTTGCCCTTTTTGGCTGGCTGGTAGTTTTGGTCATCCATGCAATGTGGGGTCGGCGGCTTTTCTGGTGGGAAGGTGCACTTTGTACCGTTCTGAGAAATGACTCTTGGCCTGTCAATGATGAGAAAAAGTTTGGAGGGTGGTACCTCCTTGAAAAGACTTACTCAGATGGCTCTAAGCACAAGAAACCCTGGAACGGCACTGCTTTGTTCCCTTACGCCATCATGCTTTCTGAAAATGGAATGAACACATTTACATTACACCACGAAATGAGGCATGTTCGCCAATCAGTACAACGAGGGTTCACTTTTGGGCTTTTGGGGCTTTTTGTGGGGCTTGCAACCATTGGCACAGGACTATGGTGGCTAGGACTTCTCATATGGCTAATCTGTCCGAGTTCTCTCCTCGTTACGAAACTGTCAATTGTTCTTGAATCAGTTACCAATATGGTTGGGGAGCACCGAGGACGAGCCTATTATGACAATATTATGGAGCAGCATGCCCGAGGAGCCAAGAGTGAAGTACGCTTCGGAAAAATTGATGACATCTTGGATGGGAAAACCAGTAAGACTGACATCTACACAAATCCTTCAACCTGGTAACGTTATTTGAACAAGGCAGGTGATCCAAATGGTAGAACAGAAAGCACAATACAGGTATGAGTGAAGAACATCAAGAGCCAACGTTTCAAGGCCCCATTGAGTCAGGAAAGACAGCAAAGCTTCCAGCAGAACCCGCTCCTGGGGAACCAGTCCACAAGGACCACTTCTTTGTGGAAGGATTAGAAGTTGAGCAGGAAGACATAAAAAGCATTATTCTTCCCAAATACATATTCAACGATTTAAATCCCAAAGTTGGCTATTCAGAGAAGGGCTATCTGCTCTTCACATTCAATGGTAGCCACAAAAATGGCGTCTTTGGTGAAATCCTTAGGTCGGTAAACGAAGGCATGGAAGAACTCAGAATTAACTTTCTTGATGAAGAGGAGGCTGCGATACTTTCAACCTGGACTTTCCACGAGCCTACTGTACATGCGATTGATTTTGGCTATGCTGCTCAAGTAAGACCCGAGGCATGCGAGTTTTCCGTAGAATTTGATTACACTAAGTTTGACATTGATGGACACTCTATTTAACTTATGTGGAAATAAAACCTGGTCAGCTCCTAGTCACCAAGACAACCATGGAGGTTTCGGAGATTCCACTGGACTTCTCAGATCAACTAAAGTTGTCCATAGACAAGCGTAAAACACTTCGAGGCTTCAAAATCAGTAGAGACCAGATTCTAATGGTGGTAGAGGTACCAACAGACACGACACACTACTTTCCAGGGTGGACTTCAGCCGTTATCGCAAAAAGCATTGTTTTCCTATACGGGGAGAAGTTGTGCATATCTACATCCGTCCACACTTGGAGCGAATATTTCGATGTTGTACAATAACGCCGAAAACCCGAACCCATTATTTTGGAAAAAAATTGAGCGGGCATATAAACCTGGAATGCTTCTGGTAAACCAACACCCAATTAGTGTACGTATTCTTAAAGGTGACGATGAGGAGCTGTATCGCTACAAGACTTTTGAGACAGACACAATATTCTTGCTTGTTAAAGTTCCAAGGCTTGAAACCGAACAAGCCATGATGGCAGCACTACAATTTGACCTGTTACAAGGCGAAAAAATTGTTCGATTCTTTTGTTATCTGCCACCCTGGAATATTTTTTCCATCCCAGATCAAAGAATTGGTGAAGAATAGTATCCGTCTGCACACTTACCCTATATGCAGAGCTGCAATACTTTGAAACCAGGGCAGTTAGTTGTTATAAACCGAAACATGCTGGCATACCGCTTGTCCGACCTTGACGATATCCCGAAACAGCCAAGTTTTTGGGGCGTTTCCAACCATCTGACAGAAGGTGCTTCTGTTATGGTAATGAGACACTACGTCCTCAGTGGCAGTATCCACAACCATTACTCTCCCGAGCAACCAATGTTTAGCGAAGTTCTTGTCTTCTTGCATGACAGTAGGCTTTTTTACATATCGGGCAATAGGTTAACCAACCAAAGTGAGTCAAGTTTGGTTGGGAAACATGTTACCATACCAGCATGTTTGAACCCAAAATAAGAGCTGGTAAGCTCTACCAGGTTTGTGTGGATACATATTTCATAAGAGCACAAACGGCGCAGATGGTGCTCGGCGCCGACGGTTGGGACGTTTGGGACGCTATGGTTGGCTGCGATTTTGAATTAGTACCAGTTCCAGCTAACGCAATTATTATGGTAGTAAAAGTAAATACCCTGACCTTTAGAACCGAAAGTGGCAAAAACCCATACTTGCGAGTCTACTCTCTGTATAACGAACAGATACTCCATATGGGAGACCTCCAGAGTCGCATTTCGGGGATCATACGACCTATTAATAATAGCGAGGCACATGTTAACCTATAGCTACGAATACAACAAACAGGCTTTCCTCAAGTCCCTTTTTGAGTCCAAACTTGATGCGGCAAAATATGCATCTGATGTTTTGAAACCTGGAAATCTCATAAGGCCTCGTTTTTCACTTTTGGCACTTCCTCTTGAGTCACCAATTCCAGGAACATCTTTAGGCCGCCCAAAGACCCATTTGCACTTTATGACCGAGGCCATCCTGCTTGTTGTGAAAAAACCTACTTGGTGTCACTGCCAACAACATTACGAGAAATCTGCTAAAAGGGGTTCCTGGGCCCTAAACCATTTGGGTTATGCCTCGCTTATCCTCCTTTCGGGAGACAAGTTGTACGAGTCTGTCATAGCCGTACAGAAGGACGAAGGTATTGGCAGGTCCCTCCTCAAATACACTACAGAAGAAAAATTGTCGAAGCATCCAGGATTAGTGTTTATTCCCTTGATCGAACCTGCTAAGATATAGTCAATAAACGATGCCCAAGTATCACCCAGGCAAACTCGTCTACATTAATGACGACAAAAAGTCACTTTGTTGGAGAGTTCTGTCAGAGGAACTTTTTGAATCTTCAGAAGGTAATTCGATTAGGGTTGAGCCGCACTTGGAACAGTTTTTTAGAACAGTGGTGCTTGATCATTCATCACGGATGTATGAAGAATGTGCCCCTAGTTGGATTTTATCCTCATCTTTAACGAGGGACGAAGACAAATGGTTAGGAAGGTCACCAGAGCTTCCAGCGTTAGGAATGTTCTTGAAAAGGTTTTTGGTCACAACTGGGAATAAGACAAGACATATGGCTTGTATCCTAGGATTTGATCGGAAGTACCTTGTCCCGCTACACCTACTTTCGCCCGCCAAAAAACTTAAAACTCCCTGAAAATAATGGGTTCAACTAATTGAGCCCACATGATACCACTAGTTGGTAACCTAATCGACCAAATGGTCGCTACGAAGAGGCAAAATGAGCAGAGATTACGTAAAGAAAAAGCCCAGTGGTCCAAAAACCAGCGAGACTTCCAGTTCAACGAGTGACAAAGAAACAGAGAGAGACAAACGCAGACAACGTGCGGAAAGGAATCGTCTTAGGACGATCAAGTACGTCCATAAGCTCCTCGACCAAGTTGTCGAGGGTGTAAGTGATGGCTTCAATCACCACGGTTGGTGTAATGCTGCGACTTCACTAAAGATGGCTGCAACTTATCTGGAGCCTCAGGAGCACGAGGCCATTGGAGCCTCATGGGCTCCTCTATACGCAGAAGAAGACGGCTCAAGCGAGCACCTTGTCTATGTGATTTCACGTATCAAGGAGCGTATTGCTGGCAACCTTCTAGAACGGCTCTGAAACCCAGCCCATGTGTGGTCTTTAAATCTCCTTTTTCGTGTGAACCCCATAGGTTTTTTACCTATGGGGTTCATTTTGGCATATAAATCTGCTATAATCAATTAGAAGGAAACGAGGAGTAGAGTCAGATGAGCAATCCAGCCAAAATTCGTAAGTTCATGTTTCAGACTCTCCAAGATTACGATTGTGGTCTTTGGGACGAACATGGAGATGTCAACTGCACCAAACTAGCCGAAGAGGCTGCTTTGCACTTCGATTGCCTTGCATGGCTCGACGATGACACCCATTTTGTGTGGGACCTTGCGGTAGACACTGCTTCAGCAGCCGAGGAACGACGTCACCGCAGCCCGAAAAAGCGGGATTCTGCTGATATTTCCTGGTAAATAGGTTCAAATGTGACCTCGAAACTGGTATAATTGAAGAATGGAAAACTAAGGAAACGAAATGACTAAAGTGTTTTTGAACGACGGCGACTCAATCGAAGTAAAGGGTTCAGGAAAGAAACCATACCTGCTCAGAAACGTCGGCGGCGTGGTGGACTGTTCTTGCCCCGCCTGGCGGAACATCGGAGGCCCTCTTGATCTCCGTGTCTGCAAGCACATCCGTGCGAACGTTGACCGTGCCTGCTTGCTCCCGCAGGCCCATGCGATGTACGACAGCAAAAAGGCCAAACCGAAGAAGGGCGGCAAGGGCGCTCCGAGAAAGGCTGCCGTCAAAAAGGATGCTGCACCTCCCGTGTTACTCGCCCACAAGTGGGAGAATGAGGACCCGACTGATTGGTGGATGTCCGAAAAGCTTGATGGCGTTCGAGCCTGGTGGACTGGTGAGCGCTTTCTAAGTCGCAATGGCAATGAGTTCCATGCACCCAAGTGGTTTAAGGAACAGTTGCCCAGGGGCGTTGTTCTTGATGGCGAGCTTTTTGCTGGTCGAGGAAACTTTACCAAGACCTCGGGCGCTGCCCGTAAGCTCATCCCGAATGATGACGAGTGGAACAACATCACATATGTGATTTTCGACGCTCCAGAGCAAGGTGACGCTTTTGAGGTTCGTGTTGAGTTTCTCAAGGGGCTTTTTCCTGTCTGGGAGCCTGGTTCAAAGGGTGGGGTTGCTCGTGTGCTTCCGCACACCAGGTGTAAGTCCGCTGCTGATCTTACCAGGCGAGTCGACAAGATTGTCGCTGAGGGCGGCGAGGGCATCATGATTCGCATGCCTGGTTCAATGTATGAAGAGGGTAAGTCCAACACCTGCCTGAAGGTGAAGAAGTGGTTCGATGATGAGGGTGTGGTCGTTGGATACATCGATGGTAAGGGCCAACACAAGGGTAGGGTTGGCTCGATCCGTTTGAAGTGGGGCAATGTTGAAACTAAGGTTGGTGGGCTTACACACAAGCTCCGCAAAAACCCACCGCCACTTGGGTCGGTAATTACTTTTCGATACACAGAAACGTTCAAGGAAACTGGTGTGCCAAGATTTCCACAGTTCGTAGCGGTGCGGGACTACGAGTGAGTAAAGGTAAGTACACACACATTTATTCAGAGAATGCTGCCGAGCGGGCGGCATGTGGTGCACCTCTGATTGTTCATGGTGACTTTCTGGTGTCTACATCTAATGTGTCGGTAACACCAACCTGCCCACGTTTGCGTGTGTTGAAAGTATTCAGTAGGCTCTGTAAAATAAAGAACGGCAGCCTCACAAAAAAAGGTGAAAAGGTGATTTGAGGTTCAGATTCTGCCTATTCTTTGCTAGAAAGAAGACAGGTCTTTGAAAGTCTTTGTACGTTGTGAGAGCGCTGTGACACCTGGTGGAGGAGGCATTGACCTCCGATGAAGCTGGTCAGACATCCTGTAGAAGCCCGTTCGCCTGGGATCGTCTAACCGAAAAAGATTAGATTAAAATGTACTAAGATGGCAACTTGGCAGGTAAACTGACTCGGTTCAAATCCGACAGCGTACGAAAAATTCTGGGTTTTCAAAGGTTGAGCGGGATAGAACAACATAGGTTGTGGTTCCAAACAACCAGGCGCTACCCAATGTGAACGCAAAGCTATAAATAGAGAATATAAAAGCGCCAAACCTGGGTCTATAGCACAATGGCAGTGCAGGAAGCTTTTAACTTCTTGGTTCTCAGTTCGAATCTGAGTGGACCCACTAAATGAATAGAAAGAGAAGATAACCCCGATGAACAAAAATGATCACAGTTCAGACTTCATTTTCAATCTCCTGGATATGGCTCTCGATAGGATGTCCGAGGAGGGGACCGACGAGTATCACCTCCTTATTCGGCATGTTGAAGAGGAATTGAACTGCACGATCATGTGCTCTGGACTTCTCAACGGGACCAACTCCAACTCACGAGTTCTTGAACTTGAGGATGCTCACGGGAACAAGCACCTCTGGAGCATTGTTGCCAACAAGTTGACCAAGGTTGATTGACAGGGCGTGCCGATGAGTAAGAAGAAAAAGAAGAAAAGCCAAATTGAGTTAGCTCAGGAGTATGGTCGCATCCTAGCGACCAGGTTGTTTGAGTTCTTTCAAGATGAATCTAACCAGGGCTGAAATTCACCTGGGAGAAGTTCCCAGGAATGGTGGCAAACTTGGCTGAGGTCCAGGTATTTACCACCTTTGCTAATGACATCGGCCCCGAAATTGAACAAGCGGCAGCTCAAGAGGCTCGTTCATATGCGACAACTCTTGTCAATAGCCTAGAACCATATTCACAGGAATACAAATCCGCTACAGATGCATCTGATTGAAACACAGTACACAAATATGTGCAGAAGGGGTGTTGTATGCCATTTAGGAAATTTGGGACAGAAAGAACCCGAGATGAACACAGCGAAGAACTCCGAAATCTGGCACTGAGGTTTTTTTCATTTGATGAGGAATATCGTTCTGAACGTACCCTAAAATACATGGAGTGGGCTATGGTCCTAAAGAGTCAAGCAGAACACCTGGAGGAAATGCTTGATATTATGAGAGGATGCAGTGGATTCGACCGACTGGCGCCCCAGGAATACCCAGAAAAATATACCAACTATACGAACAGTGATGTGGCGAAGGATATCAGGCTTGGACTGAACCAATATTCCTCCGAGACCCTGTTCCAGACGTTGAAAGTAAAAGCAGTTAGGGCTGCTCAATGGAAGAGCGACCATGGACTCGTTCCAAATGCAGAGGCTTCAGCCTGGCTTTCTTATTTTTGCGATTGGGGACCCAAAGAGCCAGCACAGTGTGGACACGGATATAAGGGTGATTTTGTCCCGAACAAAAACTGGCATTCTTTCTATAAGGAAAACTTTGCCTCCCATAGCAAAACGGTCAAAAAAGTTAAGAAACAGAAAAAAGCCTAAAAGCTCACAGGACCGTGGGATTCATTTCCCAGCCTGTGCAACCTTTTCGTTATTTGCGTCCCAGAAACAGTTTATAAGGATTACCAGGCATGGTAAAGTAACCTCATGACAACTCGTACTGATCATTACGCTTCGCTAGGCTATGCCTGTATCAACATGACGTTGACGAACGTGAAGCCTAAAAAGAATCGTGTTACCACCAATCGCACAATGCGCAAAGCAACCTTTGAAGCCAAAGGCTTAGCTTACGCATCTGAGCTGCTTCTTCAAAACGCCAGGGATTTGCTTACTATTCTAAAGTGGAATGAAGAGCACAACATTACCTTCTTCCGACTTTCAAGTGACATTTGTCCCTGGGCTTCCGAGTACAACCTTTCTGACTTGCCCGACTACGGCGAGATTGTGACGACTCTCAGGGCTGCTGGTGATTTTGCCAAGCAGCATGGTCATCGCATCACTTCACACCCTGGTCCGTTCAACAAGCTGGCAAGTTCCAAACCAAGAGTTGTGGCAAATACCATTCGTGACTTGGAGATTCACGGCGAAGTTTTTGACCTTATTGGCCTTTCACGGACTCCATTCAACAAGATCAATATTCATGTAGGCGCAGCCTATGATGACAAGCCCGCTGCTCTCAAGCAGTTCTGTCAAAACTTCGATAAACTTCCTGATTCGGTCAAAACTCGTCTCACGGTTGAGAATGATGACCGACCCTCGTTGTACTCCACCAAGGAACTATATGAATATGTACACAAACCTCTCGGTATCCCCGTTGTGTTTGATTTCCACCACCACAAGTTCCGCTCTGATCTTCCTGTCCTGGACGCCCTAGAACTTGCGATGTCCACCTGGGGACACGTCAGACCTGTAACACACTACTCGGAGACTAAGCGCAATGCCGACGGCACCGACTACTGCAAACCTCAAGCACACTCTGACTACATCTTCAACCCTATCGGCGATCACGGTAAGAGTATCGATATTATGATCGAAGCCAAGGCCAAAGAACTAGCCCTGCTAAGATATCGTAAGGAATGGGACTGTGTCGGAGTGGGCAGTGATTAAAATCATGCGCTATGAAAGTGCCTACGTTTTTCAAAAAAGGTTCAAGCTAGTTGATTACCTTCAAGACCATCTCAACAACTACGCCGACGGCAACTGGGACATTGGTTCGGGGATGAACTCGGATTTGGATCTCGGGCGGCCTATGATGATGTTCGTTGCCTGGGAACACGGTAAACCGATAGGCTGGGCTTCCGTAACCTTCAACCCAACAAAAAAGGGGGTTGGTCAAGTTGGATGTTTCGTTGGCTCAAAACACAGGCGCCGAGGGGTTGGCTCACGATTAATCGCTAAGGCTAAAGCCTGGTGCAAGGCAAACAGGCTAACAATGCGTTCCAATTCCTGGAACGAGGCAGGTCGAAGCTTCTACAGTTCCAACGATGTCCCCGACATTCCAGTGAGCTGGGCCTACATAGACCGCAGAAAGAACATGCCAGTTTAGCCTTTTGGTTAAATGTCCGAAAGTTGGTTCAAACCCTATCTTCATTTTGGTATAATGAAGATAGGAAGGTAAGACCAATGATTCACCCGATAATGCTTTGCACACGTTGTAAGGCTCGAAAACCCCCACTGACGCCTGAACGAGATGAGGAACTCTTTCTCTATTGTTCCCAGGAGTGTAGAGACCTCCATGAATCCGAGAGCCTTGCTCGACGTCTAGAGGCTATGAAGACTCACGATCCAGCTACTCGCCGAGTGAAATCTGAGGGTGAACTTCGAGCAATGGGAGTGGTCCTTCGCCTTTCTTCAGTTAAGGAGGGCATTGACAGCGGCAATAGTACTCAGGAGCTGGCCCGCCCTAAGCGGGTTGAACGTAAGAAAAATGTTCGCAAGTGTGGCAAGTGTGGAAACGCTGGCCATAATGCACGCACCTGTAAGGTCAGAAAGAAAGATTGAAAAAATGTCTGTGGCAATTGTGAAGCGTAGGCAGCTGAAGGTACTGGGGTTCTTTACCCAGGTTGTATTCAAAACTGGGGTTTGGTTTGGCCGAGAAGTCTCTGGAAGCCCAGAAAATGACCTGGATGGTCTGCTGTGGCCTATTTTCCTGATGCATGTCGAACTGACCAAAATCCATGCAAACATCACTAAGGGCTGGTTTGCTCAATGGAGCATTAGGTCTGAGAACCTGCGTAACCTGTGGTTTTATTACTGGAGCTTCCAGTCTCAGGAATATCGCCAGAAATCCAAGGTTGTGGTCCGCCGAATAACCCAACTGTACAAGGAAAAGCAATGAACCAGTCAGAAAGAAGAAAACCAGCTTAAAATGAGAAATAGCGGTTCATATGCCATCCCAAATATGGTATAATGGAAGAATGAAAAAGGCAGGAACAACGACTACAGTACACGTGAACAGTTTCGTCAGGCGCCAGACCCCTGAGAGTGAGTTCTCACACTTCGATGGCCCTCCTGGGGCTGCTGATGTTTGGGAGAACCTTCGTGCCTCCATTGAGCTGATGCTAGCTGATGGAGTTAGCAAGCCTGGATACCGTGATGGTGTAGTGCTTGTTCCATGCAACCCACAATACTTCTTTTCGGGGGTAGTTACTCTTGAAGAGGGCAGTGAGCTTCGTGGTTCATTCAAGGCCCGACGGGCTGGTGAGGCGCCACGAAAGAGTGTTGGCGCCGTGGCAGCGGACAAGCTTCCTGCGAAGTCTGTAGAGATCGTACTCTACGCCTCGACGGTCCTTGCTGAGGGTGGTGATAACGAACTTCCCGCAGAAGAGGGGAATTGGGAGATTATCTCAATCAACGCAAACCCTTGTGAGGGCGAAATGCCCATCGGGCCGAATGTCCTAATGCATAACCACTTTGGTTCTAATGGCGGGACCGACACGGGGCTCTCTGACGAAGACTTTGTCAAGATGCTTCGGGAGTCCTTTATGTTCTGGAAGGACAAGGCTATGGTTGCACCTTTGGAAGACTAGGATGTTCCTTGGAATGCTGAGTGATGGCCTGAAAGTAGCGAACAACTGAAATACAATTTTTCCCTATTTAGGGACACTTAGAAAAAGCTAAATGGGTTCACTTGTGGGCCCATTGCTGTTATAATCAAGCATAGGAGAATTAGTAATGACGTTGGTACAAGAGTATCTCAAGAAGCATTCGTTGGACGACTTGGAGCTTGCACATGGAGTGAAGGCTCGTGTGTGTGGGCATAAGTTTAGCCTGAACTATAACCAGATCGAGTCTCGTGATGATGATGTTTTGGCACAACAGTGCCGTGGTCTGATTCTGCGGGTAGCAGATCCCGATTCACAAGTTATCGTCTCCGATCGCCCGATTGGTGAGACGGTTGTGCTTGCTCGCCCTTTTGATCGCTTCTTCAACCTTGGTCAGGCTGCTGCTGCTGAGGTGGATATCGATCACCCTGCAACCTCATTCTATGAGAAGATGGACGGCACTCTTTGTATCGTCTACTACGATGATCACAAAAAGGAATGGCATGTCGCAACTCGCTCTGTCCCAGAAGCGGATTTGCCGATGTCTGGTTTCGAAGAGTTTACTTTCCGTACTCTGTTTGAGAAGGCGGTCCTTGAGACCGTTGGCAAGGACTTTGGTGTATGGACCGAGAAGATGCTTTTCCGTGACACTACGTACATGTTTGAGCTGACGACGCCACTAAACCGTATCGTTGTTGACTATGAGGGTTATGGGATCACTCTACTTGCAGCCCGTAAGACTCGCACAGGCAAGGAGCTTTTCCCTGCGTTTGTCCAGGCAAAGGTAAAGACTCCAGTTGCTGAGCGCTTCCGTTTTGGTTCACTCAAGGAAATGGTTGATTTCGTATCTGAACGAGATCCGTCCGCTTACGAGGGGATCGTGGTCTGCGACCAGAACTTCAACCGAATTAAGGTTAAGAACGCTGGGTATTTGGCCTTGAACAAGATCCGAGACTCTGTTCTCAACTCACCTCGTGGTATCGTTGAACTAATCCTTATGGAGAAGCTAGATGATGCTCTTCCGCTTCTCCCAGAGGAGATTGTAAAGCGTGCAGAGGCTCTGCGTGAAAACTTTCGTAAGCTTGTTATCTCGCATAAGTCCATATTCCAAGAGTGTTTGGACGAAGCTAACGCTGCCCTGAAGGTCACATACGACGATGAAGGGGCACCACTTGTCGGGGATGCATACCAGTGTGAACACCGTAAGGCGTTTGCGCTTGCCGTAAACGCCCGAAAGGCTTGGATGTCACCGCTAATGCAGCAATACCAGGGCAATGTGACTGACTTGTTGGACTGGGCGACCAAGAAGCGTCATGTCAATGGTGGTTGGGCAAATAACTTCCTTGATTCTATCCTTCGTCAAACAGAGAACTGAAAAAACCCTGCTTGCAGGGTTTCTTCAATTAGAGATTAACTATGAGTACTAAGATTTACTGTGCCTACCGATTCCCGATCACACGTGTGGAAAAAGGTATCCAACATTTCCATGAACTTCTTTTGGAGGGCTCCCTCATCTCTTATACAACAGCACTGAATATGCTGACCGTTGAGAGGTTCAATGCTGTGGCAACTGACGAAGACAATCGACTCACTCCCAAGTCCCCAGAAAAGGTATTTAGCATCGAGGCAAAAATCCTTGCATTACAAGACATGCTTGTTCTAGGGGACGAATATATCAAGAGTTTGTATGACAGCATGAGTTGTGGGTTCAATGCCTGGTTCCACGATGGATTTGTATATGTTATTCCCTGGGGTTCTTATAGGCCAGAGCGATTTCTTGAATCTGCGGAGCACCCTGAATGGATAGAAGAGTTCGGTTACTGGGACAACACCGATCCACCTGATGAATTTAGAAGTGAGCCTGGCTATGCTCGTTGGAAAGAACGTGGCAGCATTTGGGAGAAGGTTGGGCCTGGAGGCTACAAGCCAGGCCCAGAGCCTGGATGTCTTACTCACGAGGTGGTCGACTTCTCAAGATTTACTGGGTCCTATGAGCTAGTAAAGCTTTATAGAAAGCGTAATGGACTCAAGAGCCCTTGGACTTAGTGGTGTTTGACCCATTTGCAAAAAACTGGGAGCCTATCGAGCAAAATACAATTGTTTCTGTTCGGTGCACTTCTATCTTTAATGATGACAAAGTTCGGAGAGGAAGAGTTTATGGGTGGCATATTGCCACAGGGCACGACCCAGAGCGCCGTGACCCTTTTGAGGAAGCCAAGCCAATCCTGGAGTATGAAATCAAGTTTTTCAGGACGCAAACCAGGCACTGGGTTCCTGTAAAAGACATTACGGGTTTCTTAAAAAGAGTGCAAGGCTAAAGACACAGTGGACAAACTCGAAAAGCAATTTCTGATTCGAATAATCCAGATCTGGATGAGAAAAATCGAAATACGCTTTTCCGAGAACTGGGCACAAACAGAAGCTGAGAAGGCTCACTACAGGGGTAGACACCGAGCGTACAAGGAAATACTGGAAGTATTGACAGGCGAGACTGTCGTCGGGTTTCCTGTTCCTGAGACGACGGCAAAAAAAGACAAGAAGTGAAACTAAACCCAAGAAAATCAAACCTAACAGAGCTTGTAGCAGGGTTTTTAAAAGACAGGCAACTTGCTCGTTCAGGCGCAGCACGCTGTTACGATGTTACTGTTGTTCAGCAGGAGGCTACGGTTGTTTTTGAGGGGGCGTTTTACAAGTATTTTGCCGAAAAGTATTTCACGATTTGAAATTTGGACAGAGTATGGAAGGAAGGCTGAACTGACAAACAGTAGATGCCTTATCACGTATGACGAATAAATGGAACTTCCCACTTAGGGGCTGGGAAGGTGAAATCCCAACTGGTCCTCACCCAGGTGCGTTTGCCGCTAAAAGAAAATATGATCACCACACTGGCGTTGACCTGTATGTTTTAGGCAACGAATCTGTTTATGCGGTTGAAGATGGCATTGTAGTTCAGGTAGAAGATTACACTGGTCCAAAAGCTAAGTCTCCCTGGTGGCTCCCGACCAAATCTATATTGATTGAGGGAAGCTCAGGCGTCGTGTGCTACGGCGAGGTAACCCCCTCAAATCTTGCTGTAAGAGACAGGGTTGAGCGGGGTCAGTTGGTTGCTCACGTGATGCCCGTTCTCCAGGAAGGAAAAAGGCGCACTGATATCCCTGGCCACTCCAGATTTATGCTGCACTTTGAGTTATATAAACCTGGGACAACCAAATCAACCTGGTGGCTCTCTAACCAGGCAATGCCTCAAAACCTTCTTGATCCGACAGGCTTTCTCCTTGATTCACTCGACAGACGTTTAAACAGGAGTTAATTTGTGGTACTGTGGAAGTAAGATAAATTAAAGGTCGAGTTGAGTACTGCAAACCTTTCATAGTTACAGTTATGAGCAAGAAAATCAAACCTACTGCAATAGATGTCACAAGCCAGACACAACATAGTAGGCTAAGTGAACGACTTACTGCTGTAGTGAAAAAAAAGGTTTGTACGATCCTGTCTGGCCGAGGCCTAGAGTTGAAGCACGTATATGAAATCGACTTTCATAAACAACAGGACGTGTTCGACTTTGAAGACTCAGATTTTTGTCTGGAAATGACAGGTCAAACCATTAAAGATTTCCTTGAAACACTCATGCTTGAGCCTTCTCTTCGTGAGATAATTCTTGATTACGTCAAAGATAACCCGTAACCCAAGTTCCTGAAGGGCGAAATGAAACTCTTCGAAAAAGTAAAAGAAATTCGTTCTCGTGAAGGTGTGCTGCACTTTGAGAGATATGCCATTATCGAAACGTCGATTTTTGCTCTCTATGTTCATACCATCCACAAGCATGATGAAGATAAACACCTGCACAGCCACCCTTGGAATTTCCTCACCGTTGTTCTCTCAGGTTGCTACTTGGCTATTAGCCAAAAGGGCTATGCTGCGATTAAATCTCCTGGGTCTTTCTCAAAAATGTCACGATACGGTTTCCACAAAATTGGGTCTATCCTGAATGGCCCTGTGAAAACTCTTTTCCTTGCTTATGGTCGCCGCACACCATGGCACTTTTTGGTCAATGGTACCAAGGTTGAATCCTCCGAATATCGAGTGATGAAACACGAAGGAAAGTTCGACAAGAAGTTGAATTATTGCGAAAAAAGAACGTTGATATCAGAGGACCAGGACTTTTATTGGCTCTACCCTGATGGCACCCGTGTTCTTAAAGAAAATAAATGACCAACATAAGACTCCATTTTGATTACAGCTCAGTTATATGGGTTAGGTTGGGTACACCCGACCGAGAACCTTACGCAGTTAACCAAGAGGCGGTCACTGCTATTGGAGACTTTAAGCGTTTCCTTCAAAAGGAAAAACTCAGTCCTGCCCGTACCATGACAAGTGGAGGGGGTCGCTTTGAAGGGTTCTTTTGGGTCGATGATTGGCCGAAAGTTGAAGCCTGGCTAAGCCAAAACGGCTTAAAACAAGGCACGACGTCTCCTGGTATTGACTGGGGTAACTACGAAAAAATGGGGGGATAAATGGGCTACCACAAACGAGAAATTCCGAGAGGAAAGTTTGGTGATTTTTCCAAAATTGAAGAAGAGTTTTGGGAAGCGAAGGACGCCAATGAGCGAGGCATAATTGTCATGGAGCTAACCGAGCTATCGGACATGTACGGTGCAATGCAAGCTTACTTGGAGAAGCACCATAGGATGTCAATGGAGGATTTGGCTAAGATGTCAAAAGTCACTTCAGAAGCTTTTGGGGATGGAACACGAGTAGCTAGGGAAGTTTCGGATGACTAAAAAGAGGCTTAAGAAAACTTCTCTTGAACTCCGTGACCAGGAACGAAGAGAAATCCACCGTGCACATGAAAAAGAGATGGCCTGGCTAGATATTGACTGGTCCAGAATTGCCCGAGCAGTCGAGTTTTATGAATCGCTAGGATACAAGAAAGTAGAAGTTCCATGGCTAGTTGAGCCAGTATATCGAGAGCTGACCTATCCTCACAAAAATGCCTTCCAGACTTCTAAAGGCGACCTCGTTGGGTCAGCTGAGCAGTCTTTTTTGCAACTTGCATTTAAGGACAAAATACAAGTAAAAACTTACATGTGGGGGCAGCGGCCTAACGAACGACTGGATTATGCTGGTCGTTACGTCGCTGTGACACCCTGCTTCCGTGATTCACAACCTGTTGATGCCTTACATCAGCCATATTTTATGAAGGTTGAACTTTTTGAACCAATTTGGGACGGGGCAGAGTGTTACACACGTGATAAAAAACCAGCGCAGCTATTTCATGATGCAGGCCAATTTTTTGCAAGTGAAGGAGCGCTCCCACAAAGCGAGGAGACGGACGAAGGTATTGACTGGACCGTTGGTGGTATAGAAGTAGGTTCCTACGGCCTGAGGGTTTATGACGATTTTGGATGGCTATTTGGGACGGGGCTAGCCGAACCACGATTCTCCCAGGCCCTAAAACAGCAAAGGCGACATCTCGCTGAAAGGGTGCCATGCATCAGAAATGAGGTCATCTTAGATGAGGAACTATAAAGGCATCGACACGGATACCCTAAATTACTACCCGCTTCAGGACGGGAGGGTACCAGCATCATCGGCTAAGATGAAGCGACTTTCCACCCTCCCAGCGGAACGGCAATCCCTCTTTCAAATCGATAAATGGGTCAAACAAACATTAGTCCATAAATTGCAGCTGAATACTTCTAATAGAAAAGATATGTACTTTTCCAAAAGGAAGAGCGGACCGCTCAGCTTTGATGGTGAGTTGGCAGCGCTATACTCATTTATCGTCAAACACTTGACTGAAGCATACCCATCATTTTTCAACTCCTGCTATGACCCATCTCGGAATACATTAAATTTGCACTGCCTCCTAACAGGGGAAGTTCTAACCTTTACCAATGATCGGAAGGGACTGCACTACCAACATTTCCAGGAAATAGCAGAGAGTAATGGATTGCCGTTTGGGTATCCGAATGAGTACAAAATCCATTACACAAGGACAGGGTTCGAGGCATTGGCGATGCAAGTCCCAGAAGACATTGTTTTCTACGCCAGAAAAAACGACTCAGACATTGGTGAAGTTGCCTGGGCTCATCTTATGAGCCCAGCAGGCTGGTCAACTGAGTGGGCAATTGGCAAATCTTTCACTGAGATTCACGCCAAAGTCAAGAAGTCAGATGGTACTCCTGTCATTAAACACCCGCCTGGAATGATCAATGGAATAATGAGGATGAAAGAAGGTGTCGAGCGGGTCGGAGCCATTTCTTTTAGAACATACTTTAAGCAGGATTTGCACCCAGATGTTGAACCAGAATGCTCTTGGAACTTTGATGAAAACCAAGAACTTTACATTCGATTCGAGCGACAAACCGTCACTCCGTTTCCACCCCTGAACGGCTTTCTGTTTACTGTCAGGCCATATTACGCTAACCTCCTCAACCCCAAGAGGATTAGCAAAGCTATAGAAGCCCTGGAGAACATTGACGATAGTTCGTACTATCGTAACTTATTAGAGGAACGTGGCACCGATATCATTGCTTTTTTGAAACACAAAAAAGATGAATACGGACGATTGGGGTTTACAGTAGAATAAATCAATAGTAAGGTATACCCTGACCGCACCCAATTCTCTTAGAAGGCTAGAAGGTTCTAGAATGAACGAGCATATACGCAACATCCTTTATGCAATTATTGTGATCGCTGTCTCTATGACTAACGGTGTTTTTTGGACACTGTTTTTCCTGCCCGCAGCAGGAGCCTGGATTACTGCTCTTGCCATAGTCGTGTCAGGAGGGATTATTGGTCTTGGTGGAATGTTGATACACAAGCGTGTATGGGGAGAAAAATGATGTATTCAGAAAAGGGAAATATGGTATTCATGGGAACCGTAGGAACTGCTGCTGTACTTGCAGCCACAGCCGTTGCAGTACTTGGGCTTACAAACGTTTCCTTGGCAATCTTAATTATCGCAACCATTAGTTCCGTTTTACTTGGGAGATGGCTGGAGACCCTTGTTGAAACCAGGGAAGAAGAGAGGTTTCAAACACAGTTCGAAGAGGATGAAACGTAATTCCCTAAAAAGGTTGCAATTACAATAACATAGAACCCTTAGGTATTTTGCAAATAACCTTGAGTGGCCTAAATCAAAATAGAGATTCAAAAATGACAGGTCGGGTCTAGTCAGACCGATTCTTCAAACGAACAAAACGGGAGTTGTTTACAACTCCCGTTTTGCGTTGTACAGTTATCCAAATGAGGAGTAAGACATGACCAAAAATGATAAGAAGGCCAAGGTCGGCATTGCATTCAGAATGCTTGAAGAAAAAAAAGAAGTTGGGGCCGTCGATGAGAAGCCCTCAGAAGACGCAGAAGAAAAGTCGGTGCCAACACCATACAGTACACAAATGCGTGTTGAGAAAGCTGAAGAAGAGGCGATGTATGCAAAACGTGGTGACATTGCACTGAGGAGTTATTACCGTCACTTAAAGGATATTTCCGAGGTTGCTCTCAAAGAACACAGTCTGCAATTCCACAATTATTTGTCCCTAGCTCGGAGGCGACAAGCACTTGATGACATCCGAAACGAAAAGGCACGAAAGAGCCTTCCTTCAGAAGGTGAGATGGGCATGGGCAAGGTTGTTGACGAGCGTCTGGCATCGGCACTCAAACAAGCTGCAAAGACCTTGGAGTATAAACTTCGAGCAAAAGACAAGGAAATCGAGCGGCTGCAAAAAGGACTCGAAGAGAAAAAGCCGGAACTAAAGGCTTTGGAACGTCGTATCCAACGTAAAGCACGCAAGGTAAAGGTACACGACGTGATCAATGATACTTTCCGATTCCCACTTTTCCAGAAGGTGGCAAGAAAACTTTATGAGGCTGATCAGGCCATTTCTGAATTTCTGTTAGACGTAGGCAGTGCCGAGTATGTGGTCACTAAAGAAAACATTATTTCCACAACGGCACGCAGGCTGATGGATGCCCGATCTATCGATGAGCCTGATTACTTTTTCGATGAAGGGGGCAATATCATTTCCAGGTGGGCTTTCCTAGCCAGAGGACATTCCGACAAGGACTTCTCAAAACTCAAAAAAGCTAGAAAGAAAATTTTTAACTTTTAGGAGCAAGGATTGGCCTTGTTAAACGCCTATGAGACTTTTTGTGCGGTTGTTGATATTTATCATCGTTCACTTAACGAGGTAAATAATGGATAAAGTAAAAAAAGTAGCAAGATGGGGCGGTCCAGCCGCAGCACTCCTTGCATTGTACGGCGCAACCACAGGTATCCCAAGTCTTCCACTCGCAGCTCTGCTTGTTGGTGCTGGCCTGGTACTTTCTTGGGGCGTTCCAAAGCTTGTAGACTTTGTAAAAAGTAAGCTTGGCTAAAACACAGTCCCTATCCAAGAGACTTCGGGAATAGGTAACAGGCAAGTTTTCTGAATCAATTTTAGGTCACTCTAGGTTCAAGTCCTAGTTCCCGAACTAATTTCTTATATTCGCTGTTTCGTTAGAAAATGGTAGCGTTTCGACGCATACTATGCTCTATGAGAGAAGCACACATCTACAGACATTACCTGCGCTCTGAAAGCGTTGAGGAGGATTGTCGGCCAAGACATTATCTGGACACAAGAACGTTTAAGATTTTTGCCTCGATGCCCGAAGAGGTTTCGAGCCACGGACCATATTCATTTAGGTGGACAAGGTCAAAGAAGCAGACCAATAGGTGGAAAAGCCGATACTGGGTTGACATAACCACCTATATCTCCACAGGTGATAACCAATGGTTGCCATTTTCTTGTGGCAGACTGCCACGTGTGAGACAGGCGCTTGGGAATACCAATAACCGCATCTCAGACTTAGATGTCAAGAACCTGGAATCTCCACGGGTTATCCTAGACGAGCTTACTAAGATTCGTGCTGATTTCAAAAAAAGGCGGACCTCTCGCCTGGCGAGAGAGCGAAGAGCAAGAATCAAAGCGAAGCAAGCTGAGTGCAACATGTCGGAAAAAGAGGCGATTGCTTCCATCGCTGAGGAAAAGTTCAACGAACGTAATAGCAGGGCCACCAAGGCTGATGTCCAACGCACAAAAAGAATTATTGCGGTTGCTCCGTTGATCCGTGACTTAAAGACTGAGGTGGATGCCATCATGAAACAGTTGGAGTCAGACCCAAGTTGCGTTAAAATCACGTACGTCAAACGAGCCAGTCGTGACATTGCTAGCGCAACAAACTTTTTGTCGGCGTGGAACAAAGGAATTAGGAGACAGTCATGAGTGTAATGCCACACAGCTCAGATAAGTCTGAAACAAATTGTGAGTACGACCCAACCTTGTCAGGACATCCAGAAGATGCTAAGGCGTACAAGAACTCCAGGCCTTCCAATAACCGCCGTATATATGATTTGAGGCTAGGTAAAATTTTTCAAGTTTGGCCTGATTACCCAATGCAGGTGGTTCGGTATGGAAAGTATTGTTTGAGGTGGTATACCCGTTCAAGTGCCACAAACCATTACGCTGGTTATCGAAACCAAGACGAAGTAATTCCACAGGTGTCAGTTGACGAAAAAGATTGGGTGCACTTTGACACCATTGGTTACAAACCAACAAAATGGTCTAACAGGTCTCCTGGGCCACAGAAATCGTGGTGGGATAAAGATGAACTTAGAGCCGAGATAGTAAAGAAGCACAAAGAATTTAAGCGCAAAAGAAGTCGAATGCTAGCTAAAGTACGCAAGGAAAACCTGAGAAAGGAAGCGATGCAGGCTGGCGTAAAAGTCAACGAGTATATAGACAAGAAGGCTATGGAGGATAAAAAGAAACGTGAGAAGAAGCGTAGACTCAGGGCTGGTGAGCAAATGGCAGATAACCTTGGCCGAAAAATCAAACTTGCTATGGCTCTCAAGGATCTGTATGATGAAACAGCAGGCCTACGAGAAAAACTCAAAGATGAAACAAGAGAATTGGACCTTACCTATATTGACAACAAAATCGACAAGATTACTACGGCCACACGAACACTCAAACACATCGGCCATGAGCGAAACAAAAAATGAGCAAGGGAAACCCAACTCAAGAGGAAATGCAGACTCGTGTTGAGCGCACCAAAAAGTTAATGAAGGCTGGAGCTAAGCTCCGAGATTACAGAGATAGAATTGACGATGCGCTCAAGGCCATCGGCTCAGAGCAATTTCATTCTGAAATAGCCAATGATTGTATCGACATTGGCATAGGTTTGCAAGATGTTAGCAGCATTATCCGTCGTCTGTCTGTAGAAGGAGAGCAGAAGGCAAAGAAGAAGGTAGCTAAATCAGAATGGACTAGGCTAAAAGATGAGATGAACAGACTCCTGGGGACTGAGGAGTATCAGGAGTGGCTTGACCTATTCTCAGTGAAGATTCCGAAGTATTCGCATGGTAAGGGAGATAGACAATATTTCTATTACGGTCCAAGCGAAAATTTCATGGAGACTTACATTAAATCAGAAGACGACAATACTTGAAAAAGGCATGCCTTCCTCATACTTACTTGTAAATATCCTGCGCAGGATAAGGAGTAAAAAATGAAGCTAAACAAAAATCAACTGCTAGAAACCATTCGAGATACCATCTACGAGGTTCTTGAAGAGGAAATTGATCGTCGCCTTACTGAGGCCAAGTCCAGCAAGTCAAAAGCATTGAAGGAAGGTCGGGTCGCACGCATTAAAGCACTTAGGGCTGCTAAGGCCAAGTCTGCAAAGCGTGCTAAGATTCAAGCTCGCAAAAGGCAGCTCAAGGAAGCCTATGACAAGCTGACCACTGCCGAGAAGGGCCTGGCCCGTACTCGTCGAACCCGCTGAGTCGTGATGAGCAAATAGCCTCGGCAAACGATGTTCGTTTTCTTAAGTCCGAATAAACCTAATAGGTTTATTCGGACTTTATTTTGTGGCAACCTCCTCTCAGAACTGATGCTTGCTAGAGTAGCTAGAGTGCGGCAGCGGCAGCATTTAGTCTTGGAGTAGCTAATGGACCCATATCGAGAAAAATACATCAATGCGGAAGCTCGCCTAGCAAACCTTGAAAGTGACGTCGAATATCTAAAAAAAGAATTTGTTGGCACAAAAGGCACTGTTCTTAAGGGTATCCGTGAAAGTCTCTATGACAACTTTAAAGATGAGCCTGCTTGGGGTTATTTCGGATCCTTAATAACCATTGTGTCATTAATCTTTGCAGTTCCTCTGACTGTATATTCTTGTTCGGATACCCCAGAAGGTATCAGGGCAAGATTAGAAACCGAGCAAGCTCTTAGAGCAGGTATGGAGGAATCATGTCAAGCTATGAATATGCATTTCATTGGTTGGGATGTGGGTAGCGATATCTTGACTTGTGGTAATGATAGTGAAATCATTACGATTGATATCAATAACCAAGAGATGCAAACAAGCTCAGTGCATGTTCAGTAGGCAACTAGCATGAGAGTCTTTGTTTACCGAAACCTACACAAGGACTGCTATTCTGTTAGAGCACTGCAAGGTCCAAGTAAAGGTAGGGTCATTGCACGGGTAAAGTGGGCTGTTATTCAAAATCCTGAGTTTGTGGTCTCGGAGAAAGGCAGGCAAAGGGTCCTACATCGAAAGCAAAAGAATGTACATGCTGGGATCCGTGGCAAATGGCTTGGCACTGCACCTTATCCCTTCCACTCTCTAACAGGTGCAGCACGAATAACTTATAACCCTTATAGGTTTATCTCATTCACGAAATGTGGTACGCTAATACCAGTGTATGCAGCTAGGCTTGCCTCATGTGAGCCTACAGGAGTTTGGATTTTAGATGACTGACTATCGCCAGTTTCCAGCAGTGGAAGAAGAGACGCCAGAAAGGGAAATTGAACTGATCAGCCTCAACCATGATGAAGTTCGATTCTGGGAGCAGGTTTTTCTTGTTGAGTCGAAAAATGTGTCCACTAGCTGGGCAGCTGATTTGGCTGACGAAGCTGTCAAAGAAAGACGGCTTCGATACAACCCAAATCCAGATATTGAAGGACCATACCGATGATCAAGCCTAGCTATCCCTGGCCATGTCCT